GGGGTCATACCCGGCCACCAACCTTGCCTCGACGAGGGCGCTGAGTGCCTTCGCCCTGGTCTTGCTCCCGTAGAGGCGAGCGACCTCTTCGACCATGTCTCCCGGGACCCTGCCGTCGCTGAGTCGACGCGAACTCCAGGCAGCAAGTCTCCACCACACGAGGAGGGCGCCATCCCCGCCCTTGCGAATGGCTCGACACCACTTCTCGTGATCAAGCATGTCGTCGTCAGTCCTAAGCCAAGACATCGAAGCAGTGCCCGCCCGTTACTTTCCAGCCGCCTGCTGCTGCGCGTACTTCTCGAGCTTGCGGTAGAGCGTCCTGCGGTCGAGCCCGAGCAGCTCTGCGGCGTGGGTGATGTTGCCGTCGGTCTCGCCGAGCACGCGCTCGATGTGGCCGATCTCGACCTGTTCGAGCGTGGGCATTTCGGCGATCTCGCGTCGCGGCTTGCGCCCGCGCCGCTCGAGCACTCTGCCGAGCACATTTTTGATCACTGATCCTTGTCCTTGTTGCATCGCTCCCTGTCTTTCCGTGCGCCGATGGCGCGGTGATTTACGTGGTGTGCTTCCAATACCGGCGCGTGATGATCGCGTGCACGGTGGCCTTGCTCAGCCCGAAGTCACGCGCGAGCGTGGCCATGGACGGGCGCGGTGTTTCGCTCGCGTAGCGGGCACGCAGCCCGAGCACGCGGAGCACGGTCATCTTCGCAGCAGGGCGCGCCTCGCCGCGGCGGGTGGCGTAGTGGTCAGTCATGTCGTGACCTCCCACCGGATCTTCTCCTGTTCTGGCTGCAGATCGACGCGCGGCCGCGAAGGGCGGGACCAACTCTCAGCCTTGACCCGGGCGACGTCGCGCCAACCCGCGGCGCGCAAGCTCGTGCCAGGCTCCGTCGCCAGCGTGTATGTGACCAATCGACGGTACCCCATGGCACGCGCGGCGCGCCACGCGGCGCCGTACAGGATTGAACACGCGTTAAACGACCCGTCGGTGCATAGTCGCGTGACTTCGGCGGTGTAGTCGTTCGCCAGCTGCCGAGCGACGGGGCGACCAACGATCGCCACCCCAACGACCGCGCCATCGTGAGCGCAGCCGATGGCGAACAGGCCGCCCTGTGGCGCCGGGTGATGGCGATGCAATCGGTCGACGTACGCCCGAGCCTCTTTCAGCGTCATGGGGCAGAGTTCGAGCGTCACAGTCCACACCCCTCCCGCCACGCGCGGACCGCTTCGTCGTCGATCTCGAGCGCGTCCGCCGGCGTGTGCACCGCCGCCATCAGCCCAGTCTTGGTGTGCCCGTCCTTGCAGTAGTGGCCCGCCTCATGCGCTGCGATGAGCCAGAGCGCGTCGAGGTTGTCGGCCTCGTGCCGGTTGCGCGCGATGAGCACGCGCCCGTCGCCCGTGTTGCGCCCGCCCGTGACGCAGCCATCGAGGCTGGCGCAGACGCTGCGCTCCTCGAGATCGCCGACGAGCACGAACGCGCCGTGCTCAGCCCAGCCGATCTCCTCGGGGCACCAGCGAGCGTCGGACTCGCACCAGGCGTCGACCGTGCTGCGGATGGTCTCGCGTTCGGGTCCGCTGAACTCCGAGTCGATGCTGTAGAAGGCCGGAGGGGATGGTGGCCCGCAGGCGGCCAGCGCGAGCGCAGCGCAGAGTAGGCGGGTCATTCCGCGGCCTCCGGGTAGCGCTTCGAGTAGAGCTTGCTCGCGTCGGTGAACGTCGCTTCGGCTTGCTTCGCGCGCTCACGCTCGTATTCGTCGAGCGCTGCGCCGCCGCCGGCTTTGCGGATCTTGTCGCAGAGCATTTTTCTAAAGAGCTGCGGCCCAAGCGTGTCCAGGTGGCGTACCAGGCACGATGTTACCCACGAAGACTCGGAGCCCCACTTGGCCCGAAGCGAATCCTTGTGCCGATTGTTCGAGGCGCGGACATTCTCTCGCAACTGGATCGGGTCCAGGTTCTTTCGTGGAGCCGAGTCTCCGTTACGGCGATCTCTTCGGCGCTGATTGTTGAGCTTGTTGACTCTGACTCTACATTCTTCGCAGTGGTCAGCGTTGACTCTCGGGTTTTTCCCGCACCATTTGCACAGTCCAGCTGCCAACAAGCGATCCCTTCGCCTAACGTTGGACGCTCTCAGATTCGAGCGAAACCTTTCAGCCCACTCCTTGGCCTGTCTGCACGCATCGGCTTTAGTGAGCGCCTCGTAGTAGCGAACGACAGCGCCCTGCCTGCCCTTTGAGTCAACCTCGGTGCACGAGAGGATCGCGCCGCTCGCATCGGTCTCGATGCGAAACCACTTTTTTTGGATCACTGCTTGTCTCCGTTCCGCTTGGCGCGCGCGTCGGAGAGACTCGGGACGCTCGGTGCGGTGCGTTCACGCCGGCGCTCACCGAGTTCCTGAACGATGCTCTGAGCGAGCTGCCACTGCTGGCCGGCGATGGCCTGCGTCAGCGCCGCGGCGAGGGCGCGCTCGACCGGGCTCTCTTGGCCCACCCCCCCGATCCCGGCTGGGCCAACGCTCTGTCCCGTGGTAGTTGACACGGGCGCCGTGGCCCGTTTTGGCTCGGCTGGAGGAACCAGTGCTTCGAGCCGATTATCCGTATTAGGTGTCCCCGACATCGCTAACGACTTGCTTTCGTTGGCAAACGCTAAAAGTTTGGCCACCTGCTGGCCCAGGTCGGCGAGGAGCGTGGGCCCGCCCATCTCTGGTCCCTGCAGTCCCTGCATCCACGGCACGACGTAGCGATCGGATAAGGGCTCGAGACCGAGTTCGGTGACGAATGCCTCGTCGAGGGGGCGCAGCCAGACGCGGACGGTATCGCGCGACTCGCGCGCCATGCGGTTGTAGCGACTCACCATCTCGTCGCTCATGTGCCCCGTGCGATCGGTGACCCAATGCATTGGTGCGCCAGCGCGCAGCGCGAGCGTCACGAACGTGGCTCGACCGGCATCCTTGGCCGCGATCTGCCGCTCGGTGGCCGTGTTCCGGTGCAGCGCCGCGCGGTCAACGCCGGCGGCGAGCAGGTCGGCGCGGAGCGTGCGCGCGATCTTTTTGTGAGTCCACTCGGGCAGCACGCGGTCGCTTGCGGGGACACGCTTGCGCCACGCGCTGAGCACGCGGAGCACGCGCTCGCAGACGGGCCAGCGCCGGACCCGCTTCTGCTTGTGACGGTGCGTCAGCAGTCCGCTCTCGAGGTCAATGGTGCTGACGATCGAGTCCGCCGGCGCGCGGTCGGCCCAGTAGAAGAGCGTGAGGAACTCGGGGCGCACGGCCTCGCGGGCCATCAGCCCGTAGCCGATGCGGCGCCACGTCGGCGCGGGCCCAGTGACGAGCCGCCACTCTTCGTCGGCCGTGAGGTATTGGAACAGGCGCTCCGGAGCCGACTGCTTGGAGACGAAGTCAGGGCGCAGCGGAATGTGGTCGATGAGCTCGAGCTTGCGCGCGTGCTGGAGCACCCGGAAGATGAGCCCCTCGAAGAGATGGCGACCAGCCCTTACGGTCTCCGGCACGAGAGCCATGGCCTCATCGGCGGCTAAGCTGGTGACTTGGGCCACCGGGACCCGGCCAAGTCGGGGAGCTATCACGCGGAGCCGCTGGCGGTCCTTCTCGATGGTGTGCTCCGAGTTGCCGCGCCGGCGCTGGTCGGCGAAGAGCAGTTCGGCGACCTCGCCGAAGGTCTTGGCCGAACGTGAACTGGCGCGCGCAACGGTCGAGGCTGCGAGTTGCCGCACCTCTGCCTCCAACTCCGCAAGAGCAGACTCTGTAGCCGCCGCAGCTGTCTCCAGGATGCCGCGCGCATCGTCCGCGCCGGAGACTAGTCTGGCGAGCTGAACGAGCCGTGCCTCGCGCGCCTCGGCCGCCGACTGAGTCGGCGCGCTGAACGTGAACCTGTCGCGCTGACCCGCGCCGTAGCGCAGGCGAGTCTCCCAACGGGCCGGGCCTATGCGTCGAACAGTCACCGCCCGACCCCCCACATCTTGCGCACGCGGTCTCGAACCGATACGACGTTTTCAGCGACTGGTATGGCCTTGACGGTGGGTTCGCAGTGACCCAGTCTCCGCATCTCCTCTTGCAACGCATCCCGTGTCATCAGATACAGCTTCCCGTCTCGTGTGCAGTCGATGCGCCCCTCCCCCATGCGCCTCCTGACCGCTCTGCAGTGTCGCCGGGGCCCGAGCGGGGAATTTGCTTGGGAAACCCAGCTATCTCCATCCGCGGCGCGGAGCTCTCTGGCGAGCTCCCTCGCGATCTCGGCGGCAAGCGCCTTGCCGAGCGTCCCCAGGATTGAGTCCAACGATCTGACCTCCCCGGTAGATTCAATATGTATCCGCGCGTGGCGAGATGCGCCAATGCATTTTGACTCGCGCGTGTCGAATTTGTGTTCGCGTGTAGTCATGACGCTATGCGCTGAATAGACGGGCACATGCCAAAGACAAAACAAATTCCAGAGTTGTCGGAGGAGAGGCTGCAATTCTTGCGCATGTACCGTCGCCTCGAGCGGGAGCTCGGGGGCGCGCCAACCCAGAGCGAACTCGCCGCCGAGCACGGGGGCTACGCCGAGGGTTCGGAGCGCGCCGCGGTGCAGTACATGCTCCGCGCCCTGGAGGAGATGGGGCTAATAGGGCCATTGGTGAAGCGGCCGCCGCCACGGATCACCGCCCTCGGCCTGAAGGTCCTGCGCAAGAACCGCAAGCGCGAATGATGCGTGCTACCATTTCACGGTGATTACCGCAGCCGCGACAGGGCTCTTCCAGCGCGTCTCGGCGCTGACGCTGCGGGAGTGTTTCATCGCTTTGGGCGTCGCAGCCCTTATCGGCGCCATCGCATGGATCGGTAGGAACGTGAGCAGGCTCATCGCTGCCCACGAGGCCCTCGCGGCGCGCCTGCAGGTCGCAGAGGGCAACCTGACCAACGCCCAGGACGCTGTCGTGCAGCTCGATGAGCGGGTCACGCGGGTCGACGAGGCCGTGGCAAAGCGCGTGCGGAACGTTGAAGTGCGCCAGGATCGCCTGCAGAGCAAGGTCGACAACTGGGGCAAGGACTGGCGCGATAGCGGGCAGGCCACGAAGAACCTCGACCACACGGGGCCGATGACGGTGGTCGATCTGCGCAAGCCGTGAGCAGGTCTAGCAAAGGACACGATGGCTGAATTGACGGACCAGCAGAAGGTTGAGCGCGGCATCGCGCGGCTCGACGCGCTAGCACCGGAAGACCGAGCGGTGATGTACGAGGAGCTGGAGATCGGCGTTGCCAGACTAGGCAAGCATCCGAATCCACGGGTCGTGTGTCACGTGGCGGGCAACGTCACCGATGAGGAGTGGGCTGCAGCGCTCTCCAGAATCCCAGCCTGGAAGTCCAGGCCCTAACGGCGTCACCTAGACTTTGCTGCGGTGGGAGAGCAGCACCACCGCAGCGTTCCCGCTGCCCCGGGTTGGCCAAGCTCTAGGAGCGTTTACAGGCCTTGAAGTCCCTTGGTCGCGGAACGAACTCTGGCAAGCAGAGGAAGGATGCGCACACCTCGGTGTCAATACCCATCCAGCCCTTCGGGTGCCTCGGTCAACAGGAATCGTCTTTGGGCCAGCTTAGCAAGACGGCTTTGTATCACTCGCCCGCATGCTGAGAGCTTCTCGATATAGCAACCTGACCCGTGCGAGGCGCATTCGAATCACCGATGCAACTACGCGCTGACGAGGCGTAACGCCGCGCACTGACCAAAGCGTCCAATTGCGCGGTGCTGAGCGCTCGGTCAGCATCGGCGGGTGAGCGAGAGCCGGCGCGCGCGCGCGTTCGAGGTAGTCGTCTACGCAAGCCCCTTGCCGGCGTTGTCGCTGATGCTTGGGCAGTCGCCGGCTGAGGCGGACTTTCTCGACCTGCAGAGGAACCCGCAGCGACGGCAGGAGTGGCGCGAGCACTGCGCTGGCGCGCTGAAGGCCTGGCACGAGCGGACTGGCGTGCCGGTGCGGAGTGCGGAGCGGTGATGTTTGAGCGAAACGTGATCGTCTCGATGTCCGCGCGCGACCTGTCTCCGGGCGTTGAACTCGACGATTTCGGCTGGTGGCGCAAGGTGGTGCGGGTCTACCGGCGAGAGCGCAGCGACGGCACCCTCATGGTCGAGGCCTCGTTCGGAAGCATCTGCCGCGCGCTGACGGGCGAGCAGACCATCCGGGTCCGCATGGCCCCCAACGTGTTCCGGTGCTGGGAGATGCAGAGCGAGGCCGACGCCTGGTACGCGCGCGAAGTCGAGCGGATGCGGGAGCGCGCGCCAGCGTGACGCCCTACTACGACCACGGCGGCATCACCATCTATCACGGTGACGCGCGGGAGCTGCTACCGAACCTCGGCGCCGACCTGCTCGTTACCGACCCCCCGTATGGGATCAATTTCGCAGCCCAGCCGACGAAATGGCAACGGCGCGCCGGCAAAGCCCCAGAGCACTGGGATTCAGCCGCGGCGAACTGGCTTGTCGAGTATGTCGGGCGCTTCGCAGCCGCGTGCATATGGGGGGGGAACTATCTTCCGCTGCCCCCAAGCCGAGGGTGGCTGATCTGGCTGAAACCGGACGCCCCGCCCTCGATGGCCGGCGCTGAACTGGCCTGGACAACCAACGACGCCAATGTCCGCGTGCTCTCGCAGAGCATCAGCGCCACGAATCACGAGCGCGTTGGGCACCCCACGCAAAAGCCATTGCGCGTGATGGCCTGGACACTCGAAAGTATGCCCGCGGGAAGCGTTGTCGATCCGTTCATGGGTAGCGGGACGACCCTGCGGGCGGCAAAGAATGCTGGCCGACGCGCCATCGGCATCGAACTCGAAGAGCGCTACTGCGAGATAGCCGCCAAGCGCCTCGCGCAGGAGGTGCTGTTAGCATGACCGACGCCCGCTGCACGGCCCAAAGCCAGCGCACCGGCGCCCGCTGCGTGCGCAAGGTCGCGATCGGCGACCGCTGCTGGGGCCACGGCGCCAACGTGCCCGGTCCCTGCGCGCTGACGCTCGACGGCGGCAAGCCCGTGATCTGGTTCTGCGACGAGCGCGGGGGCTTTAGGCGAAACCCGCGCGCCGCGACGAAGTGGGCGGCGGTGCAGCTCGTGCTGCGCGGCGTGATTCAGCACGGGTGGTTTCTCCGGCACAAGCCGCAGCGGTTCCTGCGCCGGCTCGAGCGCGCTGGCGTGACCGTGGTGCCCGCGGGTGTCGGGTTCGGGCGCGTGTTTCGGTATCGGTTCGAGGCTGCGAAAAGCCAGGCCGCTTGAGAGGAAAGCCAAGACGATGAGTGACGAGAAGCACGCAGAGGCCCAGGCCGCGGTGATTGCGCGGGTGCAGAGCGTCATTGACGACCCAGACATCGAGGATGTGTGCCTGCGCAAGGAGCTCCGCAGGGCCCTCGCCGCCGCGCCCGAGCACACGGGGCCGGTCAACATCTACGCGCCAGATGCCGAGACGGTCGCCGACCCGTTCAAGGTTCTGACGGAGCCGGATATTGCAGAGAGGAACGCCCCGAAGTTGCGAACGCAACTCGCCGCAGCCAACGCCCGGGTGGCGGAGTTGGAGAGTCGTCACGGCTGGGTGATGGTCGTGCGCGAGCGTGACGCCGCCAACGCCCGCGCCGATGCGGCGGAGGGGAAGCTGCACATGATGCTTACACGAGCAGAGGCGGTGGACGCCGCTCGTGCCCGCGCCGAATCCGAGCTCGCCGAGTTGAAGGTCAAGTATGAGGCGGCGGAGCGGAGAGCGCTCGATGAGCACAAGGCCGGGTGCGACGGAATCGACAACGTGTGCGATGTGCTGTCTCGCGCCGAATCCGAAGCCGCGGTCCTGCGCGCGGAGGTTGAGCGGTTGCGGAGCATGGTTCCGCATCCAGGCGACGGCACGTGCGAGCGCTGCGGAACAGCCCCGGCTGTGAAGGTGGCTCTGTGCCACGAGCATCGCATCTTCCTCGCCACCGCCCCAGCCCCGACCGAGCGCGAGAAAGCGGAGCGTCAACCGTGACGCACGCACAGTTCTGCGCGCTGATGATTGCCCGCCGAGCCATGGGCGACCTCGGGCAGGAGGTGTTGCTCGACGACGAGCAGTTTGACGAGCTTGTTGAAACCTCCCGGGGCCAGGCCACGCCGTTCAACCCGTTTTCGGCGAGGTCGCGCGGCGAATTTTTGCTCAACAGCTGCAACGGGCCTACGAAGGTCCGCGCGTTGCCAAGCATTGGAAGCATTCGAGCGGTCCGTGACGAGAAAACCGGGCGTGTCTTCACGGTCCGCGTCGGCAGAGTGTGCGACTCGGGTTTCACGGGGACCGTATTAGACGAAAAAGGCATCGGCGGCTGACCCATGCCCATTCGCACGTTCCCCTTCAACAGCGGCATAAATGGCGAGGTAGACATCCGTCTCCTCCCCGACGGGCTGCTCGCCGATGCGAGGAACGTCGAGCTGGACCGGCGCGGGCGCATCGTGGTGCGGCCGGGCTTTGCTGCGCAAGACACGACCGTTTACGGACCCGGCGGCGCGCTGGTGGCCTTCGACCTGTTCACGCTGAACGACCGCCTTTTCGCCTTCGGCGACGCGCACGGCTACGGCTTCCCGTGCGACATCTACGAACTTCTCCCCGCGGGCTCAGCAGCGCGCTGGCGCCCGAGCTCGAGCAACAACGCAAACAGCCCGCGCCTGCCCCGCGCGACCAAGGTGCGCGAGATCGCGCGCCCGCCCGACCAGGCCGAAGGCGTCAGCAACTGGGGCTGCGCGGCATTCGGCGGCTACGCATGCCTGGCCTGGAACGCCTCGATCGGAGGCAGCCAGAGCGGCTACGTGCACGTGGTCAGCGCCGCCGACGACCAAACGCTCATCGTGCAGCGCATGAACACGGGCGACAACCCGCGGCTCTTGTTGCGTACGGTCGCGCTGTCAGATCGGTTTTTGATCCTCGGGACGACCGCCGCGGGCAACGAGCTCGACCTGGCGCGCTTCATCCCCGCGAGCGACGAAGCGGTCGCCAACGTTGCCCAGGACCTGTTTAGCGGAGGCGCGATCACGGTCTACGCGGCGGCACGCTGCGCCGGCTCCGACGAGTTCGTTGTCATCGCTCAGGTCGGCGCAAACCTCATCACGCGGCGCTTCAACTCAAGCGGTGTTCAGCAGACCCAGTACTCCAGCATCGCAGTCACCGCGGTCGCTGTTGCGATCGAGGCATCGGCGACGGCTAACCAAGTGGTTATCGGCTACACCGCTGGGGCGCAAACAGCGGTGTTCGTCGCGTACAATCTGACCACGGGAGCTCAGATAGCCACGCGCACCCGGACCGAGTCGTTTGACTCGTTTCTGAACGTCGGAATCGCTCGCATTAGTTCAACGCAACTCATGCTCGTCACGTCTATCGACGATGTGTCAGTGAGCGACCCCGAGCGCGTCGAAAAGGGCACGTGGATTCCCAGCACGGACACGCTGGGGACGTTTGGCGCGTTCCGCGACATGAAGATGGTGAGCACGCCGGTCTTCGACGTCGAGACGTTCTTCGCGAGCCAATACGGGAGCGCAACAGTCGGTGGGACACCGAACCTGCTGCTCAGCCTCGGCAACGACACGGGCGACGTCACGCCGCAGATGGCGAAAGACTTCGAGGTCGCGGACACCACGAGTGCTCTGCTGCCCGAGATCGCATTCGACGCGAGCACGGGGAAGTACTACTGGGCCAATGCGACGGCGAATCCGGACGGCACGACGACGCCGCAACTCACCGAGTTCGAGCTATCGTCGACCGAGCGGCGTCAGGTCGCGGTGCTAGGGAATCTCGCCTACATCGCCGGCGGTGTTCCACTGGTGTTCGACGGACGAACCGTGGTCGAGAGCGGTTTCGTCGTCAGGCCGCGCATCATAAGCCTGACCGCATCGAACGGTGCGGGCGAACTCCTCGGCGGCGCCGCGTACGACTACCGCCTGCACTGGGAATGGATCGACAGCGAGAACAACCTGCACCTCTCGCCGCCGAGCGCCATCTCGACGGTCACGCTGGGGGCAAACGACGATACGGTGACGGGGCTTTGCTCGACCGCGCACTCGATGCGAAGCAACAACGGCGCCATCGCCGCTGGCAGCGCTCAGGCCTGCGTGCTGACGCGCACGCTGGCGACGAGAACGCAAACGTCAGCGACGCTGGCGGGCAGAGCTAGCGTGTCTCCACCAAGCGCGTCGTTGAATGGGTTGACGCTGTTCGTGCTCATCAGTGACACGACCGGGTACAACCTGTACACGATCACGTTTGATGCCGGGAGCGTTGACGCCGATGCTATCGCAGCAGACATCAATGCAGCAGTCAGCAGAGTCACCGCGACGAACGTGAACGGGCACATCGTGCTGACCGCAGATGAGGCCGGCGAGGGCGCTTTCTTGGAGGTGTCCGGCGGTACGGCGATCGATATTTTGGGTTTCGTCGAGTACGAAAACGACACCGGCACGACGACCCTCACCAAGGGCCAGAACTTTCAGCGCGCCGCGGTCGGCTACACGTCGACCACCAGCCTCGTCAGCGGCGCTTTTGTCTCGGTAGTCGACGTGCGAAAGGACCAAAGCGATCCCATCGTCGACACGGACCTGATTCGCCAGCAACCGCTCTACTCGAGCGGCATTTCGTCGGGCGCGCACCACGCGCCGACGCCGTCGGAATACGTCTGGGCGGGCCGCGAGCGCATCGTGATGAATCACCCGCGCCGGGCCCGATATGTCACGAGCAAGCTCGTGGTGCCGAGCGAGCCGGCAGAGTTTGCTGCGGAGGGATTTCCAGCCTTTACAGGCCAGGTCACCGGCGACATCGAGGGCTTGGTCGTGCTCGGTGACTCAATCGTGCCGTGGACGCGCAGGGAAATCTGGGAGGTGACCGGCTCGGGCCCGGCACGCAACGGCGTCGGTGAGTTTTTCGCCGCGCGCCGGGTCAGCAACGCAGGCGGGCTCGTTGCCGATGGCTGGCGCTCGCTGGTCGAGACCGACGCGGGAGTGTTTTTTCAACGCGAACCGACGCAACTCTGCATGCTGACGAAAGACGGCTCTGTCGCATGGATCGGGCTGCCCATCGAGGACTATCTCGAGGTCTATCCCGAGATCACGGCAGCCGTGTACGTGCCGAGTAAGCACTCGGTGGCGTTCGCATGCCGCTCCACCGATGGGCTCGATGGCGGCATCCTGCGCTTTGACCTCGAGATGAACGCCTGGTTCTTCGACGACGTCGGCGCGGTGTCCGCGCTGGCAGAGCACCAGGGGCGGCTCGCCTACGTTCAGAGCGGCGTGGTGTTTCTCCAGGATGAGGCGCCAGGTGTCGGCACGTTCGTCGAATACAGCCTCAAGACGAACATGTTTCAGGGGTTCAACGCGATCGGCTGGGGTCAGCTCAATCGCATCGGCGCGCTCGTTACCTATCAGGGCCCATGCACGGTCAACCTGTATCTGTCGGAGGACGGCACCGACTTCACGAACCTGATCGCGACGTGGACGCTCACGGATGCCGACTACGATCCGGGCGACCGCGAGATTCTGCTGAAGGATCCGCCCAAGCAGATGCAGGACAGCTTTGGGTTGCTCTTCGAGGTCACGCACAACGCGAGCAACTCGGAGGGCGTGTGGTTGCACGCCGTGGCCTTGGATGTTGACGGAGCGCCGGAGCTCGCACGCAAGGGGCCGGCGAAGAACCTTTGAAAGGCAGGGAGATGTCGAAGAAAAGCCTGGAATCGAGTTCGGCGGAGGATATGGCGCTGCTCAAATGGGAGAACGAGCCCTGGCCCGAAGGCACCGACGCTGGCAACCCTTGGGGGCTGCTCGAGGAGTCGATCGAGGCGACGCGCCTGCGGTTCGTGGCTCGCTACCAGGAGGCGTTCCGCGCAGGCTTTCGCGCGGGGCAGGGGCACCCGAGGCGGCCTTTGCAGCTGGGAGAGCGCGCGGACGCCGCGATCCACTCGCAGTTCCGAGTACTCGATCGCATCCAGAGTTTGGAGTCTAAAGTGCTCACGCTGGAGGCTCAGACGCAGGGCACCGCGAGCTCACCGCTCGGCATCGAGCTTTCGAAGATCCGCGACATGCTAAACAGTTTGGAGGCCTGGCACAGAGGCGACGTGGGCGATCTTCAGCGCCGCGTTGAGGCGCTGGAGAACCACCCCGAGCGCCTGGGCAGCTCGGAGAAGCACATCGACCGGCGCGTCGAGGCTCTGGAGAAACAATTTCAGGGCGTCCGAGCGCTGGAAAAAGGAGCAAACCATGGCTGAATCAGCCTCAAAAGGACACTTCACCCGCGCCGCAGACTTCGTGCATGCAGTCGCGGACTGCACGAGCGCGAACCTGAACCTCACCACGATCAGCCAGAAGCCGAAGCATGCGGCGCAGCGCGTGCGGTTCTTCAACACGGATGGCCTGGCGCATCTCACGGTGACGGTCACACCCGAGCTCGGCGCGGGTCAGACGCCATTCAACATCGCGCTCTCGGTCGGGCCACACCGCGACTACACGACGGAGTTTCCGGTCGCCGCCATCGTCAGCGCCACGTCCGACGCGGGCCACATCGAGGCCCTGGTCATGTGGTGGACCGGCAGCAGTCTCAACATCAACAAGTGACGCCATGACTCCAAACCAGGTCAGCGAGTTTCAGCGCGGTCGATTCGACTGGGAGGGCAAGCCCCTGCGCGTCGACGGCGACCTGGGTCCGCGCACGCGCTGGGCGCTGGCCATGTCACGGCTGGATTCGCGCCGCCAAGCCATCGTGGCCAACGCCTGCGGCTTCGTCGGGCTCACCGAGCGCGCAACAAATCGCGGGCCAGAGATCGACACCTGGCTCGAGCGCTGCGGAGCCCCGCTCGGATCGCCCTGGTGTGCCGCGTTCGCGAGCTGGTGCATCTCGGTGCCGGATCTTTCCTCCGTGAGGGAGGCCGGCGCGCAGACGCTCGGGCGCTCGCTCAGGTCCACCACGCTCATCCTTCCCGGCGACGTCATGTGGTTTCCTGCCGGCACGTGGCAGGGCCACTGCGGAATCGTCGTCGGCACCGGGCCCGGCGAGGTCGCGTGCGTCGAGGGCAACCACGGCAACCGCGTCGCACTGGTGCGGCGCCGCACTGCCGATGTTCGGATCGCAACGCCGCTGCCAGTCGAGGAGTTGCCGGGCATCCCGCCTGGGCTGCCGCTGGTGCCGGTGCAGCGGGAGGGGACGCGGTGACCAACGATCGATTCTCTTCCCTCGAGCGCGACCCCGATGCGCGTCTGACCCGCGAGGAGATGCGCGAAGGGTGGCACTTCTGCACGGAGTTAGACCTTGGTCTGACGCAGGGCGAGCAGATCGATGGCGACGGGCGCTGCGCATGGTGCGGTTTTGACAAGCGGAGGGTGGCTTGAAGAGCTCCAGCATCGTCAACGGCATCGACGTGACCGCCCACGGCGGCCTCATCGGGCGCTGCGTGCAGCACTACAAGCGATTCGTCGGCGGGTGCCTCGAATGGGAGGACCTGTTCCAGGCAGGCTGGCTCGGTGTGTACCACGCTGCTGAGCGCTTCGACCCCACACGGGGTTTCAAGTTTTCGACCTACGCGAACTGGTGGATTCGCGCCTTCATCCAGCGCGCCATCATGAACGAGCGGCGCACGGTGCGCGTGCCGGTTCATGCGCAGCAGAGCGCATTCGCACGCGGCGAGCGTCTGCATCTGGACGCGCTGTCACTCAACGCGCCGGTGAGTGCGGACCACCCAGAGGACACCTGGATCGACCTGCTGCGAGCCGACAGCGACCCGGAGCGGGAGGCGATGGACAGTGACGCGGCCTCGCACATCGAGGCCGCCGTCGATGCGCTCCCAGACGTGAGCCGGCGCGCCATCAGAGGGCGTTTCTGGGGCGAGCACACGCTCAAGGAGATCGGCGACGATGTTGGCCTCTCGCGAGAGCGCATCCGCCAGCGCGAGGCTCAGGCGCTGGAACGGTTGGAGTTGAGACTCGCGACGCTGCAGCACGAGACGAGGCGATGACATGACGGTCCGATATAACCGAAATCTGGGCGTTTGGCAGGTCAACGGGCGCGGCGCCTACGCGAGTGAAGCAGATGCGAAGTCTGCCGACTCGACAGCGGCGCAGGCAACACAGGTCATCGATGATGACGACTTCGCGAGCAGCTTAAGGGCGCCCTCGCGCGTGCTCGGGGCCGAGCGGACCACCTCGACCGTGACGACGCCGACGCAGGCCAAGGAGAAGCAAACGGCGTTCGAAGAGGCGAACAAGCTCTATCAGCAGGGCTACAGCGACCTGAACGGCGACGGCACCATCAACGCGGAGGATCAGCGCCTCTCGGGAGTCGCCTACGGCACCCCAGTCTCTCAGGGCGGCACGGCGGCGCACTATCAGACAGAGCAGGAGGCGATCGGCACGCGGAACATGCGCACGAATCGGCTCAACGCCTCGCCCGTCACGGCGCTGAACGGCGCGCCTGGTGTCGGCGGCGGCTATCTGCCTGCCGGGGCGCTCTCGAGCGAGCAGAAGTACCAGGCGGCGGCAGGGGCTGCCGAGTCGGCTGGTGCGCAGTTCCAAAACCAGCAGGAAGAAAACGCTGCGGACAACGAGTCCCTGTTTGCGGGCGCGATGGATCGCTACGACGAGCTGGGCGGCACCGACAACCAACTCTCCGACGAGGCGCGGCGCTATCAGCAGGAGGGGCTTGCGCAGCAGCGCATGCTGCTGGAGAAGTTGCTCGGCTTCGACGAGGAGCAATACGCGACGCAATTCGCTGACCAGGCGCTGGCGCGCACGATCGCGGCGGGGCGGCAGGGCACGAGCGCAGCAGCGCAGCAAGCGGGCATGTTCGCGGCGATGGAGCAGGCGCCTGCGCTCTACGCCGAGGGGCGTCGGCAGGCGTCCGAGCAAGCGAACCAGCGGCTGGGGCTCGCCGGAGCTGCCGCCAAGTCGTTCGGAGAACTCGGAACGATGACGCGAGGTCAGGACGAGACCCGCGCGCAATTCGAAGCGCAACTCCCGCTCGAGATCGCCAACAGCGTGGCCGCGCTTACCCAGGGGAAGATGGCGCTCAACCAGCAGGAGTCGGAGATGTTCGCCGAGATCTGGATGGACTTCGCGCGGCTGCAGAGCGTTTTTGCGGGGATGAGCTCACAAGAGCAGATGGCGTGGTGGGAATACGAGACGGCGCAAAGGGGCCAAGACAAACAATTCGAGGCCATCAAGGCTCAGATAAAGGCAAACGGAGCGGTGTCCGACAAGGACATCCTCAATGGGATTTTTCAGCTCGGTGGAGGCCTGCTCGGCATGGCCAGGATGGGGGCGTAATGCCGAACATTCGCGGCTTTAAACCGCTCACGGATCCGAATTGGATTTCACTGGAGTTTGACGACGGCACGATCTCGAATCCCGTCAACGATCCGACTGGCGAGTATCGAAAGCAGGTATCCGAGATCGCCCAGAAGATCGCCGGCGTCCCACCGAACCCGATGGCTGGCGCGACCGCAAGCCTCGGCGGCGAACTCACGCAGGGCACTGGTGAGGCGATGGCGCGCGCAGACGTCGCGGCGCCCCTCGCCGCTGGGCCGCGCACGGGAGCCATGGCGGTTGCACCGGTGGCTCCGGCGCCTGCTCCAGCGGCCGCAGCAAACACGGATGCCGGTCTCATCAATCGGGCGCTCACCACCGCGATGAAGCCGCAGCCGGAAGGCGGGATGCCGCCCGGCGGAGCCGCTCCGGGCCTGGGCGGGGCATCGCGGCCGGCGACGCCTCCACAGGCGCCCACCGGCGCCAGTCTCGGGCCGCTCGTGACGACAGGCACAACGAGCAGCTGGCAGCGACAGAAGGGCAGCCAGACGAGCACCAGCGGGCTAGCTGAAGCGGACCGACCCAGGGTCGAGGCCGCAAACGAGGGCGCCGTGAAGGCCGCCGAGACCGCGAACACCGAGGACTACGTGTCCAAGGCGACGCAGTACTGGCACGAGTTCGGCCGGCTCAGCGAGGACGCCAAGCGCCAGATCGCGCAGCGCGCCACGCTGCAGGAGCAGGAGCGCCGCTTCGACGAGTCGCTGAACGCCGCGTACCGTCGCCTCGACGAGACGGCGGCGCGCCCCGTCGATCCAGCGCAGGCATTCGCTGGCGAAAAGGGCTGGTACGCTTTCATGGCCGGCTTCGGCGACGTGCTCCGCAACGTGGGCTCGGCGCTCGCCGGCAAGGGCCCCGTCGCAGACCCCGGCGCGACGCTGGATGCGCTCGTCGAGCGCTCCGTGAACCTGCAGATGGCCCAGAAAAAGGCCGACTACGAGGCAGGGCGCATCGGCATCGACCGGCTCACCGCCGACCGCGAGACGGTGCGGCACCGCTTGGGTGTGGTACTCCAGCAACTCGCCACGACGGAGCTCGCGAAGGCTCAGACGGAGCAGGCCTATCAAGGCCTCGGAGCCGTCAAGGCCAAGGGCGACGCGATCGTGGCCGATGCGCGCGCAAAGGCAGCGGCGGCGACGGCTCGGCAAGAGACCACCAGCACGACGGACAGCCAGGTCAGCGGCGGCACGACGCAGCGAGAGCGCCAGCCAGCAGGAGGCGGAGCCTCGCTCGAGCAACTGTCGAAGATTTTGGACATCGAGAAAAAGAAGCTCGAGCTCCGGAACGCGCAGCTCGACAGCGCCACCACGGAGGATGTCTCTGCAGCTATCGGCAAGGAAGTCAGCCCGGAGCGGGCGAAGCAACTCCGCGACACGGTCAAAGAAAACGCCGTGCCGCTCGCAAAGCTCGGCTCGTTCATGCAGGGGATGAAAGAACAGCTCCGCATCAACGGTGCGACCGTGAATTGGGAAACGGGTCAGGTGCAGTGGCCCAAGGATCTCAGCGGCGTCAGCGCAGTGAAGCCGTCGGACGTGCTCGGCAAGGACTTGGGCGAGGCGTTCAACACGAACGAAGACCAACTGCGAAAGCAGATGGCTTTCAACAAGGAACTGCTCACCACGGACACGACGGGTGCCGTTGCCACGCCGGAGCAAGCGGCAACGTTCGAACAAGTGCTGGGCGGAGCCGCGCGAAACGAAGACGCTTACAAATCATCCGTGGAACGCGCGGTCAAGTATCTCGTGTCTCGCCGCCATGGGTTCCTGACGGCGATGGGCACAGAGGGATCGGCGCTTTACAAGGCCACCGAAGACAAGCTGAGGAACGCGCAGCAAGCGAAGATGAATGAACTCGGCACGCTTCCGGAGGGGCGCCGATAATGGCCGTACTCATAAATAAAGAGACCGGCCAGGCCTTCGAGGTCTCCGACGACGAGGCGCCCCAAGCCGCGGCGGACATGGATCTCGTGCCGGCGACTCCGGACCAGATCGAGTGGCTGCGCAAACAACGCGAGTACGAAGCAAAGCCCGTCACTGAGCGGGCGCTGGAGTCTGTTCAGAGCTACGGCGAAGGCCTATCGCAGATAGGCGGCAAGGCGGCGCTGGCCGTTGGTGGCCTTGCTGGACTGCAGCCGATCCAGGGCCGCGAAGACGCGCTGTATCGCGCGCCGGACGTGCTCGAACGTCAGGAACGGCATCCGATCGCTCATGCGCTCGGGGTGCAAACACCAGCCCTCACTCTGAGCGGAGCCGTTGGCGGGTTTGCGGGCATGGCCGCGGAGAGCGCCGCGGTTGGGTTGAGCGATGAATTGGTCGCGTCTACGCAAGAGGAGCGCGACTTCTCCGCCGGCGCCGCTGCGGAAGGCGCAGCAGTCGACCTGGCATTCAGCGCGCTGGCACACGCTGCAACGGGTGTCGCGAGCCGCGTCGGCAACCTGCTGCTGTTCGGCACCGGCAACACGATGGCGCGCAACATCAAGCGCGGCCTCGACGAGAGCGCGGGCCCGGTCGTGCCCGATGACGTGCGCTTCGAGGGCCCGCTGCTCGAGGCGGAGACGCGGTCTGCGCGCGCCGCGGCGGCGGCCAGCCCCGGCATGCCCCCGGGGCCCGAGCGAGACGAGATGCTGCGCAGGGCGGCGCGAGACCTCAACCAGCAGGTGGAGACCGAGGGCGGCGACCTCTTCGAGCGCACCGCTGCGACAGCGCGCGAGAGCGCATCGGTGGGCGGCTCGGACGCGGTCGCTCGGCGAATCGACGACTTTCTGACCGAGACCACTCCGGCGCAGACGAGCTGGAGCGCGGACGCGACGCGAAAGCTCGACCAGATGCGTCAGGCGCTCGTGGCCATCGGCGACGAGCCCGCGGAGGCTGGCGTTGCTGCCCGGGCGCGAGAGACCGCCGACGAGGCCATCGCGGCGATCGACGGCGCCGCCGACTCCGCGGAGTGGTTCAAGGCGTCGGGGAAAGCGCGGGATCGCCTCGATGCGATCGCCGACGAGATCGCGGATTCCGACCTGCCCGAGGGCGGCGTCGTGGCCCGAGCCGTCGAGGACGCGCGCTCGTACCTTGAAAAGAGCCTGGCCGATCGAGCGCTGTTCGGCGCCGCGGCGGAGATGGACGCGGGGCTGCGCGGCGCGGCGCGAGACCAGATCGGCGCCGCGGTGCGCGCGAGCGGCGGCGACCTGCGTGCGCAGCTGGCGGCATTCGTTTCGGCCGACGCTGCCGAACGGGTCGTGATGCGGGCGCCGCTCGAGCAGGCGATCGAGGGCTTCGAAGATCTCGCGCGCGCCCACGAGCGATTCGGAACGGCGCGGCCCAGGGATATCGAGACGCTACGCGAGAACGCGGCGTCGCTCCGTCGCGCCCTGACGTTGGCTGACGACGTTGGCGCAGCAACGCGAAGCGCTCCGGCGCCAGCCGCTCCGAAGGCTTCGCCGGACTCGCGCGCTGAGCCGAACTTTGCGCGTGCCGAGACCCTTGCGGGCCAGATTCGCCAGCGCGCAGCGGCGCACGCAAAACGCGCCGGTGTCCAGGCGGCGCAGAGGGTCGTGGACTACGCGGCGGGGCCAGGGCGCGCAGTGTACGACGACGCCGTCAGCGACGCGCTGAAAGGGGCGATCCAGACGGTCGGCGCGCTTGGGGGTCTCGCCGCAATGGGGCCGCCCGGGTTCGTCGCTGGCTGGCTCGGGGCTCGATCGATCGGGAAGAAGATGGCTCCGAAGGTCGGGCAACAGATTCTCGATGCTGCCCAACGGTATGTCAAAACGCACGGTGCAGACACGGCCGGTGCTGCGCTGCTGGCGGCAGCGGCCCTGGGCGAGGGAGACGACGAGAGCGGCGACACGGACGCGCTGGCAGCCTCAATCGGAGGTCTCTTCTTCGCACGCCGGTTTGCCGAACGCGCGCTGGGCGCCGCTGGCCGCGGCGCGAAGGCGTTGGGTGAAGGGGCCTATCGCGCCTCGGAGGCCGTCACGGGCGCCGTGGACGCAGCAACTGGCAAGGCTGCTCAGGCAGTGGGGAACGTCGCCTACAAGGCGGGACGAAAGGTCGGGGAAGCCACGGGCGCAGGGCTCGATGCCGTCGCAAAGGGCGCCGCGGACGAGGACCTCGTCAAGGGCGCGATCCGGTCGGGTGTGCGCGACCCGAAGCGTTGGCTGGTTCGAAACACCCGTGGCCGCATCGCGGACAAGGCCGCCGAATACTTTGGCCCGCGCATCTCGGGTGCTGCAGCGAGATGGCTGGAGAAACGGCACGGCAAGGCAGCGCAAGAGATTGTCAACGAAGCCATCAGCGAAACCGCGGCGGCCGGCAAGCGCGACGTCGCCTTGCTCGAGCAGCATTCGGCGCAGTCCGCGGCGATGGTCGAGGATGTTGGGGCCCAGATTCGAGCCGCGCTGAACGAGACTCCCGAACAGAAGGCACGGGCACTCGAAGCTTTCCCGCAGCGCATCGGCGGCGATGCCCATGCCCAACGTCAGCTCTTGACGGCCGCTGTGGATGAGTTGGCCGACGCGCTCGGCAAGGTCAGCGACGGAACCACTGCCAAAGTCGCGATCGATTTCGCCAACGCGGCGAAAGAAGCCATCATCAACGCTCGCACGGCGCGCGATCGGTTTCGCATCGGGATGCAACTCACGGAGACGCTCGTTCACCACACGGCTGAGGTGGGCGATAGCGAGATGGCCAAGGTCTTCGGGGCGTACGCTGACAAAATGTGGGAGGCCATGGGTCAGCGCGAACTCTGGATGGGTGCGCGCGAGCTGGAGCGCGAGACGAAGCGACTCGCGAAGAAGCGCGAGTCGATTATCGCGAAGATCAGCGCTGGAGAAAAGCTGGGAATCGCGGCTCTTGTTGGCTCTGCTGCTGTTGACGACGACGAGACCGGTGCGGCGCTTGCTAGCGCTGGTGGGCTGCTCGCTGGAAAGCGTCTGATGCGTGAGGCCGCTACCGTGCCCCCGAAAGGAAAAGCGCGACGCCCCGACGGGCCCATTGCCGCGCTTGATGCACGCGACGCCACACCCACGAACTTCTACCCGAACAGCAACGCGGCTCGGAACGAGTATGGTGAATCGATGCGCGCGTATCGTGAGGCGCAGCGCGCTGACAACCTGAGAGCAGGAGAACTCGAAGGCGAGTTGTCGGACCTGAAGAAAGCGGGGCTAGTCACCGGCGCAGCCGGAGCGCTGGCGCTCGACGACGACGACGGCGGGGCTGCGATGGCGGGGGCTGGGGCTCTGGGTCTCGCTGGCCGGCGTCTTGGGATGTGGAAGATCGGTCGCGAGTTGGTGAATCTTGACAACGTCGCAGACCCTATCGCAAAGCTTCGCGAAATGGGCGCGAAGCCCGCTCTTTTGGAACGTGTCGCGTCACGGCTCGATGCCGCAAGCCGCCCCATTGCAGAGACAGCGATCGAGACAGAGCAACACGCAGCTGTCGCAGCAAAAAACCAGGCGCTTTGGAGCGACGCTGAACGCGAAGCCATTAGCGACTATCAGGGCGAAGGATACAGAGACGTAAACGAGGCGCTGCGCTTCGGCGAGCGAGCGCCAGCAGAGATTATATCCGCGCTCGATAAGGCAGTGGCTGCAGGCAACGTCACTCCGGGCATGATCTGGCGCGGCGTCGACTTGCCGGAAGCAGAGATCGAGCGCTTAAAGCAGAGTTCTCACGTGATGTCTCAGGGCATCTTGAGCGGAGCGACCAACGACGCGCGCGCCCGCGTGTTTTCTCCAGGCGAGTACGGCAACAAGCCAGTCCTATTTCGTATCGAGCAAAAGACGGGTGTTCCTGTAGAAGAGAGTGGCGAAGCTGAAGTGCTCATGCGCCCAGGAACGAAGTTCGAAGTCGTAGGGGTTGGGCGAGACCGCTACGAAGGCGGTCCGTACACGAAGAACGACAAGGATTGGAAGTACATCGACACAATCGATCTTCGCGAGGTCGGTCAGGTTCCGGATAAGAGCCGACGGTCGTTCATGCGAAAGCATGGCGGCAAGGTTGCGGCCGGCGGAATCGTTGGTCTGGGTGCCGGAACGCTCGCTGTAGACGACGCCCAGGCGGCAGAGTTGGAGGACTCTCCTGACGATCGCACGATCGCCGCCCAGCGCATCCTAAGCATCGACGACGCGGCGACACGCCGGATCCGCCACACGGCGCGCGTGCTCTCTGGTCTCGCCGAGCCGCCGTCGCCAGAGGGTCTAACGACCGCGCTCGGGCGATTCGGCGCCGAGTACGACGACCCGCGCTCCGCCTTCGAGGAACGGAAGACGATCCTGCAGAAAGCCGAGATCGCGCCGGCGCTGGTCTACGACGTGATCGCGGCCACGTTCGGCGACGTCGCGCGCGTGAGCCCGGAGCTCTATCAGGCCGCGTCGGCGCGCCTGCTCGATGGGTTCCGCTACATGCGCGAAAACCTGCCGCCCGAGGTCAAGACGTCGATGCTCTACCCGACCGGGCTGCCACCGAGCGAGAGCGCGATGCGCGACTGGGCCACGCAGTGGAACACAGTGATGGACCCTGAGTCTGTGCTCGATGACATCGACCGCGGCACGGTGACGCACTTGCAGATCGAGACGCTCGAAGGCGCTCACCCCGATACGTACCAGCAGCTGCGCACCGAGATCATCGCCGAGGTCGGCGCGAACTTCGCCGACATCCCGACTTCGACCAAGCAACAGCTCGACATTCTGTTCCAGGCCGATGGCTTGGCGGGGCCAATGTTCAGCAGCGCGGCCGCGGTCATGATCGGGGAAGCGAGCCGCGCCGCATCGAAGCGAAAGCAGCCGGGGCCCGCCGACACCGGCGTCAACGATATCGAGGCGGCGCGAAGCGCGAACGGGCTCGAAGCGATACGCAGCAGCGTCACAAACAGGGCAACATGACCGACAGCGCACAGAACTCCAAGCTCGCGAGAACGATCCAGGATTCGATCAAGAATCAAGACGCAGAGTGTTGGATGCTGCGAAAGAACCAAGTCGACGCTGCGCGCGACCTCGGCGACCTCGGTGAGCGAGCGATGATTGAGAATTGCTGGCGAGCGACCCGCGCCTATCGCTTCGCGTCCTTGTATGAGGGCTTTCGACTCACAAACCTGAGCAGCTGGGGCGCCGACCTCGACTGCCTGCAGGGCATCTTCCCCGGGCTCGAAGCGCCGGTAATCAAGAACCGATGCCGCTCGCTGGTGCGGGCCTTCATCAACAAGAGCTTCGCCAACGATTCGCCGCTGCCGCAGTTCATGACGAAGGGCGGCACGTTCGACCAGGTCGCCGCCGCCGAGGACCTCGACCAGGCCATCTGCGCCGAGTTCAAGGAGCCGCAGGGGCGCTTCTCGAACAAGGCCGAGATGGATCGGCATGGCGCGCTCATCGCGACCGCTGCGACTGGCCAGTACGCAGTCTTTTGCATCGACTACGACAACGCCACGAGACCGGAACTCGAGCTCGACGACACGCTGACGCTCGGCATCTACCGCACCCAGCAGTACGGCGCGATCCGCCACGTGGTGCGCACCGTGTGGATGCTGCCCGAAGAGGCGATTCGAAAGTTCGGCCTCAAGTTCCGCGACAAGATCTACGAGAACCTCGAGATGCGCGAGGGCAAGTTCGTTGCGGGCCAGGGTCTGAACCGCGGAACCATGCCCACCGCGAGCACGCTCACGTTGGCGCGTCGCGAGGTACGCATCGTGATGGGCTGGGCCGTCAGCGTTGGAGACGAGCCGGGGCGGCAGATGTTCGTGCTGAGAGACGGCACCGTGCTCCGTGACCGTGGCTACGACAAGCCTGCGCCCCCCATGGTGACGTGGGAGTACGAGCCCGAGATCGGCGGCGAGGGCGGGACGCCGCTCACCCAGCTCATCTACGTCCAGGCCATGTACCAGTCGCGCATCTTGCACGACGTCGACCACGCGGAGCGCAACACGCCTCAGGTGGGGTGGGCCGTTCAAAAGGGCACGCAGGGTGCTAAGTCTGTCCAAGGGCAACTCGCGCAGTCGAAGGCGATACAGGTGTTCGAGATCGACGGACCGATCGAGGGCGCATTCAAGGTGTTCGAGGTCGCGAAGTTCTCCAAGGACTCACTCGCGCTCGAAGGCGTCTACGACCAGGCCCAGTTCGACGACACCGGCATCTCGCGCAACCACGCCACTGGCACGAAGGCAGCGGGCACGACGAGCGGCGTGCACGAGAGTCTCTCGGCGAGCTATTACACCGAGTCGTTTGCCGATGCCGAGCGCCGATCCATCGAGATGCGCGCCGTCGGCGCGACCCGCATCATGGTCTGGGTCCTGCAGACGCTGGCAAAGCGCGGCTTCGAGCGCTGGGTCGGCGACAAGGCGTTCCGACGCAAGTTGCGCGGGGAAGATCTCGACCTCGACGAGAGCAAGTACATCCTCGAAATCCAGCCGGCGAGCGAGGAGAAAGACACGCCGAAAGGGCGGCTCCAGAAGGCCGAGAAGTGGATGGCGGATCCATCGGTGCCATTCACTGGGTCGGACATGGTCCAGATGTTTCGGACCTACGACGACACGCGCATGGCCCAGCAGCTATACGAACTCGACGGGTGGGTCGAGGAGCAGATCGAACGCTACCGCAAAACGCCGCTCGCCGAGATGGCAAAGCGGGACTTCTACCAGCCACCAGAGCGCTCGATGCAGATGGATGGGCTAATGTCCGCGTTGCGGATCATGAACCTCGCCTATCTGCGCGCGAAGCAGCAGGGCATGCCGCGTCAGCGACTGGTCTTCTTCGAGAACTTTTGCAACGGCTGCATCGCGCTGATCCAAGAGGAGCAGCGGCGGCTCGCGTCGTTGCAGCAGCCCCCACCCGGCGCAGGAGCGCCACCACCCATGCCCGCACCGGCGGGATAACGAAAGGCCACACCCTTGGCTGATGCCAGCACATTATCAAGTCGATTATCCGCCGCCCGCGCGGTCACGAACACACAGACCGGAGGCGCGGCGCCGGCGCCCACCAACGGTGCCTCCACGTCGTCAGCGCCAGCGGCGAGCACAGGCTCGCCCGCGGCCGACGCGAGCAAGCCAACCGGGACGGCCCCGGCAGACGCCAAAGAGACGCCCGCCGTAGACGCCGACAAGGGCACTAGCGACGACACCAAGGCGGACGGCGGCGACAAGCCGCAAACGCCCGAGGAACTCAAGAAGCATTTCGTCGCGATCGACCGGCGCGAGAAGAAGCTCAAGCGGCAGCGCAAGGAGTGGGAAGCCGACAAGAAAGCAAAGGAGTCAGAGTTCACGAAGGCCCGCGAGGAACTCGTCCAGGAGAACAACCGCATCTCGGCGCTGCAGCGCCATGTCGAGCAGAAGCATGCCTGGGTCGCCAAGGGCCAGCAGGCTTGGGACAACGACGACAAGGTCGGCTTTGCCAAGGCGATCGAAAAGATGGCCAAGGGCGCGAGCCTCGCCGCGATCACCCAGTGGCTCGCCGGTGCCACGGACAAGCCCGCGGGCGCGGCGAAGGCGGAGCCGAGCGAAGAGGAGCAGGGCTGGCGCCGCGAGAAGGCCGAATGGGAGCGCAAGCAAGCCGAGGAGCGCGCGAAGGCCGAGGGCTCGAAGAAGGAGACTGCGAGCGCGGAGAAGCGCGACCAGGCCAAGGGCAGGATCGCGGTGGCGTTTGCCAGGCACCCGTTTCTCGCCAACCCGGACGACCCCCAGAAGCCCGACCCGGATGCGCTGCAGGAGGCGTTTGAGCGCTGGGAAGGCGCGATGAAGCACCGTAGACCGGGCCAAACCGCGCGCGAGGTCGCGAAAGAGGTGCTCGACCAGCTCCACGCGCGCGAGGTGCGCCGGCTCAAGCGGCTAGGCATCGAGCCCAAGACGGCAGCGCCAGCGAACGGCAAGGGCGCCGCCAAGGGCACCGAGGGCAGGAAGCAGGGCGAGCGCCTCCCCGAGCCGCCGCCCACGAACAGGGGCGTCAAGCCGCCGAGCCTCGACGAGACGCGGGCAAATCGCATCGCGGCGGCAAGGCGCATGACCGAGCAGCAGAGGCGCGGAGTCGTGTGAGCCACGAAAGGAAAGCCATGAAAGAGCTGAAAGTCAGAATCACCGTTCCGGGTCCGGAAGAGGACTTTTGCTGCCAGTTGGAGTTCGATCGCGAGTGCGTCCGCGCAATCATCGAAAGGGCCGGCGGAGTTCTGAAACCAGAGTGGGAGCGCGTCAGGCATGAGTTGCGCCTGGCCACGGAAGACACGTTGCTCAAATGGGCGCAGCGGGCGCTCCCGGATCAGGTCGGGCGCGTGCGCTCCGAACTCGAGCTTGCCTCGATGACACTGGAGAACCTTCGTCGTCACCAGGAGCGCAGCGGATGACCCTTCGAGCAATAAACAATTCTCTAATCGGCACCCCTAACTATGAGGTGCAGAGTCGCATGAGCCACCTTGCCTGCGACGGCGAGGAGATTCACACGAAGCAATTCGGCACGGTGAAGGTCGGACGCACCGTCGAGTATAGCAACGTGCCGGGCCAAAACCGGATGGCCTGGATCACCGTGCAAAGCGTGGGGCCTGGTGCCGCGTGGATGAAGGACAAATACAGGCTCGATCGCATCCTGAAGCAGGGCGACGTGATCGGCTTCGACGCGAGCCAAAGCATCAATTGGAACGACGACGGAGAGCAGTTGATGATGCTGCCAGTCGATGCGGCGCTCTGTCGCTTTAACCCTGGCGACGAGAGGCCGCAAGCGCTCGGCGTCTACTTCATGTCGGTGCCCGACGAGGACGCTGCGCGCCGCTTCGTTCTCGGCAAGCGCTTACAGGAGTCGGGGTTCATCCTGACCAACGACACGAAGCGCGGAGAGATTCGCGTTGCCGACAACCCGCACTCGAAGATCCGCTACAGCGCCGAGCGCATCGTCGGCGTGGGCGCTGGAGGCATGACGATCGGCGAAGCGGGCCAGCAGGCGCTCGGCGACACGCGCGCGTACACGACCGTGTCGGTGGACGGAGGCATCAAGCGCATCCGGACAAAGGAGCCCGTCGAGATCGTGCCGGACCCGAGCGCGGTGGGCATGATCGGCGTGTTCATCAACACGATGAGCGTGGACTGCCTGGTGCAAGGCACGCCATACCGATTCACCAACTGGGACCGCGTGAAGGCGCTCGCCTCCGATGCGGCGGACCTGGAGACCGAGGAACTGGCGAGCTACCTCGCGAGCACGGGGACGTGATGGAACCAACGCACCTCCACCGGCTGTTTGACTGCCCGAGGCCAGTTGAAGCAGCATGCTGCTGCACCGAGTGCACGTGCAATGGCGACGTGCGGAACCGGTGTTCCGCGTGCAAAGCAGCACGCGCCGCTTTGATCGCTGCGCGAGACGAGCGATTCGCACGGACGGGGCACTACCTACCCGACTGCAAACCCGGAGAGGAACCGACGCTGCACGGGCGGTGCTACCATTGCGGCGCCAATGTTCCGGAAGACGAGCTGCGGGAATAGGCCATGTCGGCGCGGCGACGAAAGACCAAGGGGGCGGCGGGTGCCGCCGGGCAGGGACTCACGGCACCCGAGCCCGCGGATGCTACGCCCGCCGCCCCTGTGGACTCGGACACACCGGGACCAAACGGCCTCTCTCGCGCGCTCGCCGACCAGCTCGTCGCCAACCGCCGCACGATGCCGCGTCGGTTCGCGGCCACCGCCGCCGGCGTGAGTCCGCGCACGTTCGAGCGCTGGATTCAGATCGGCGCGAGCTCCGGCGACGACCCCATCTGCATCGAGCTCGCCCGGCGCATCTTCGAGGTCGAGGGGCAGGACGTCAGCGAGTCGATCTCCGATCTGAAGATGCTGCGCACCATGAGCGCCACGGCATCAGAGGCCTACCTGCGCCTGATGCACCCGGCCGACTTCGGGGGCGCCGTTCGCTCGGCCCCCGACGAGTTCGAAGACCAGGTGCGAAACCGCGAGGCGCAAGACAAGCTGCTGGCGTCGCCGCCTCCGCGCATGTTGGCCAAGCTGCGCGAGCACCGCTGGTTTCAGGTCCCGGCGGAGGCCACGAAGGAAGAGCTGGCCGCGGTCGAGACCATGATCGCAAACATCCGGATGCGCCTGACGAACGAGCGAGCGCTCGCGGCGCAGGGCCAGGGAAAAGGGTGATTGAGCCCCAACGCAACATGGCACGAGGATTGGCGCGACTGCTTCAGGGAGTACGAGCCGCGCGTCGATCTGACGGGGCACCTGCACCCGAAGCAGTTGGCTTTCAGGACCGATCCGAGCTTTCTCCGCGTGCTGCACGGGACGCGGCGCAGCGGCAAGACCGAGGTGATGTGCGTCGAGGCCATCGAGGTTGCCGACATGTTCCCGGGCGAGACCGTGCCCTGGATCATGCCCACGATCGGCATGGGCCGAGACATCGTGTTCCCCAAGATGGAGGAGCTCAGCACCAAGTTCGACCTTGGCCTGACCATCAACCGCGGCGACTTCAAGATCCACACGCCGAGCGGTGGCGTGATCCAACTCTTCGGGCTGAGCACGAAGCCCGAGGCGGAGAAGGGGCGCGGCAAGCGCTATCCCCTCGTGATCGCCGACGAGGGCGGCGCGTACCCGAACCAAGACCTGCTGAAGCTTGCGCTGGACGAGACCTTTGGCCCCGCAACGGCGGACTTCCGTGGTCTCGGGGGCCGCGGAATCGTCGTGGCGGGAACAGCGGGATACGAGCCCGACTCCTACTTCGAACGCCTCGTCGGCGGCAACTCGCACGTGAGCAAGCTGGGCGCCTCGGTCCATTTCATGCGGATCTGGGACAATCCGTTTTTTGCGGGCCGCGAGCAGATGATCATCGACGCGCACTTGCGCGAGAAGGGGCTCGCGGCCAACGATGCCGGCTTCCGGCGCGAGTGGCTCGGCGAGTTCTGCTCGAACACGGAGGGTCTCTGCTACCAGCGCTGGAACGGCGCGCTGCTGCCGCGGCACATGATCCCGACGGGCGGCTACACCGTGATGGGCCTCGACTTGGGCCGCCATCACCCCTGCGCCTGGGTCATCGTGCGCTTCGTCGTGGTCGAGACGGTCATCGGCAACACGCTGCGCAGCGTGCACCACGGGCACGTCATTGCGAGCTTCGAAAAGACCGAGTGCGGGCTCGAAGAGATCGCGAGCATCACGCGCAAGCTCACGCAGGCCTATCACGTCAGCCACATCGCGGGCGACTCGGCGGGACTCGGGGCCACGATCATCGACGACCTGAAGACCGTCTACGGACTCCCGATCGTCGCGGTGAAGAAGCGCGGCGACAAGTCGGGCCGCATCTGGATGATGGACTCACAGCTCGGCGCGGGCACGCTGCACGTTCACGAGGGCTGCGATTCGCTGGTGCGGCAGCTCAGGACGGTGCCTTGGGATGAGCGGAGAAAAGACCACCACCCACGTTTCAGTGACCATTCCGCCGATGCGTGCCACTATAGCCTCACGCTCTCGCGGCAGCACGACCTCGAGGAGGAGTTGCCGCCCGAGCCCGGCACGCCTCAATGGTATGCTGCTCAGGAGAAGCGCGATGAAGAACTCACGCTGGAGTATTCTCGACACCGTCAGCAGCGCGCGGCGTGACCGCGCAGAAAGCAAACGATGAGGCCCTTCAGCACGCTGGGCTGGTTCATGCTCGAAGCCATCGGTGCTCTGCATCTCGACCAGACGAAAGACGTCGTGCTCCAGGCCTGGATCCTGGACACGGAGGAAAGGAAAGCATCATGACCATCGCCGACGACATCCGCCGCGTGAAGATGCGCAAGAGCGCCGAGCTCAAAGCTCGCGAGACCCGAGCCGCCAAGCGCGAAGCGAAGCGCCTCGAGGGGCGCCTGCAAAGCAACCGCGCGCCGGGCGCGATGTTCGACACCGGATTCAAGGCGCAGCTCGACCGAAAGGCGCGCGAGGCCAAAGAGCGCGCGGGCGACCAACCGCGCCCCGACCTCGACCAGGCTATCGCGGTGGCGCGCCAGAAGGGCCACCTCCCGCCGGCTCACGATGCGGGCACGAGCTACGTCCCGACCGTAGAAGAGATCCTCGGAGACGAGGCGCTTCCCAAGCCGCCGGCTCCGACGGGCGGCGACACCGAAAATCTGCCGAGCGCTGATGATGTGTTGAACAACCCAGCCCCTGAGCCCGTGGAGGGCAGCGCGTTCACCCGGGAAGAACTCGCGGAGATCGACCGGCTGAACCCGAAGCGCGCGGTTGCGCCGGCATCAGCGCCGCGTCACCATCAGGGTGGCCGCCACAAGAGGCGGTGAACGGGAGCTTGGTTGTTCGTCTACGTCATCACCAATTCCGTCAACGGCAAGGTTTACGTCGGCAAGACGATCGCTCCCGAGAAGCGATGGGCACAGCACCAGTCCGTTGCGATGGCTGGGAAGGCAGGGCCACTGTATGACGCGATCCGGGAGGAAGGCGCTGCCGCATTCGAGGTTTCGGTAGTTGAGGAATGCGGCTCGGAAGACGAGGCCTTCGATGCCGAGAGGGTATGGATCGACCGGCTAGCGGCGACTGACCCGGACCACGGGTTCAACCGATGCATTGGCGGCAACGGCCCGTCTGCGCTGGGCGATCATCGGTACCGCCACATCACGGCTGAGACGTGCTGGGAGCTTTACTCCGCGGGCGTCGCGGCCCCTGAGATCGCCAGGCGTCTTGGTGTCGCCTCGTACCAGCCAATCTACAGGCTGCTGAAGCGCGCTGGGTACCCCGTGAGGAACGCCGGTCGTGTCAGGAACGCTGCGGCTGGGCACGTCCTTCGTGACGCTCGGGATTCTCACTCGCCGGAGTGTCGCGCCGCCCTTGACAGCGCGCGGGGCTCCTCATAAGATTTTGCTAGTCTACCGGTGACTCTAAACCCGGCCGCGTCCTCGGGCCTTTGGGCGCGGGAGCCACGCTGTGGTCTCCGAAACCGAGCGCTGTGCAACGGAGCATCCCCGTTGTTCCCTCGATTCGGAGGTCTGTCCCAGTGTCGGACGTTACCTTCTTCAAGGTGGAGACCTGAGAGGCGAAAGCACTCAGCGCAAACCCTTCTGTATGCTGGAACACCCGGTGGATCCGACGGTACGGGCGCAGTTGCATCCGTGAAAATCCGAGCGGTGCGGGCAATCAGCAGGCAACCGTAAAGTGGGAGCCTCAGAGGCCAAACGAAGGGCACCCTACGGGGTGATGATATGGTCCGAACACCACGGCGACGTGGTGAGCTGGCGGGAACAGAAACTAGCCAGCCTTCGCTGAACCAGCGATGCAACAGTTGTAAGTGCACCAATTTCCTCAATATTTCCTACGTCGACGGTGACCTCGCGCACCAGGCCAGCGTCCGCGCGAACCCGTCGATCAAGCTGTTCGACATCAAGGAAGCGGGCGGTAGCAGCGTCGAGTCACGCTTCATGCTCCGCGGCGCTGCGGGCATGTCGGGCAATCTCACGGACGCCCAGGCCATCGCGGCGCAGAACAAGAACGGCCGGCACTACCGCTGGCAGGTTCCGTTCGGCAAGACGCGCGGCAGCTTCCGGATCCCCTACGAAGACATCATCCAGTCGAAGCTGAGCGAGGCCGCGGAGGCCCAGGCGCTCGAGCTCGAAATGGAGAAGGGTCTCGCCGAGTGCGGGAGCAAGCTCGTGCAGCTGCTCTTCGGGCGCTCTGGCCTCGCCGGCGGCTTCGGCGAGTGGGAAGAGACCGCGAGCGGCGACTACCCCTCGTTCTGCATCCGCTTCGCCGACCCCAGCGACGCGCGGAACTTCCAGCCCGGTGACAACGTGGTCATCGCGGCGGGCACGGGCGAGAGCGCTCAGAGCCTCGTCGGTGACGTCGGCTACGTGCTCGACTCGGACGTCGAGGATGGCTTCATTCGCCTCGCTGCGCTGAGTGACCTCGAGACGGCGGCGAACCCAGGTGGCTGGGTCGACGACACGAACTACTACGTGTTCAACCTCGGCCTGCACGGCAACGGCGACCAGGAAGAGGTCATCGTGCCGCTCGAGGCCTACCTCCCCGCGTCGCGCGCCAACGACACGTTCCTGGGCGTGCCGCGCATCGACTCGGCGTCGCTCTCGGGCGCTCGCCTCTCGGCGACCGAGGAAACCGGCTCGATCGTGCAGCGGATCAAGCGGCTCATCGCGAAGATGCGCGGTCGCTACACCGACATCGCGAAGGGCGCGAACAAGGTCGTGCTGAACGCCGAGGACTTCGGCGCCGCGGACGAAGACCTGACCGCGCAGCTGATGCGCTCGCCGGCGACGAAGACCGAGGACGGCTTCACCCAGATCACGATCAACACCGCCAACGGCGCGACGGACCTGATCTCGGAGCCCTACAAGAACAAGGGCTCGTTCTTCGTGCTCTCGCCCGCATCGCTGAAGCTCTACTCGGCGCTCGGCGGAGGCAAGCTGCTCGACCTGGTGAAGTTCCCGGGCGGCCAGGTCACGCGCGTGATGGAGGGCTCGAACGACTTCGAGGTCCGAACCTTCTCCAGCCTCGCCAACACCGTCGGCGCACCCTTCGCGCACGGGCGCGGGTCGACGACCTCCTGAAAGGAGCCGACCCAGATGGCACTCGGCGGCTGCGGCAGTCCAGTTCGTGGGTCCGGCAACGGGCTCACGATCTGGAACCTGGAGTGGACCTTTTCCGACGGGTCGGGCGCGGTGGCGCTCGACACGGCGCAGAGCGATCGTCACCCGGACATCGCGACGCCCGTCGCCGATGGCGGCACGGGCATCACGTCGATCCGCTTCCCCAAGTGCGACCGCGTGTGGCTCGACGCGCTCAACCACGAGCCCGCGGACGAGACCACGGCTGCGGCATACCGCCAAGTCGCGCTCGTCTCGGTCAGCCCCACCGCGGGCACGGCCGAGGTTCGTTACCTGGCCGCCAACGGCGGCGCGCTGTCGGACCCCACCAGCGGTTCGAGGACGCGGCTCACGCTGCGGCTCGAGCGCCCCTGACCATCAACGGAGATTTGATCCATGGCAACTACCATCTTGAGCGGCCCCACGGGGCTGTTTGACCCGTACACCCGGGACCAGGCCAGCGCGCGCCAGGTCCTCGCGCTCGCCATGTATGGCGGCGAGAAGGGCGCCGGCGACACCGATCTGGCACTCCGAAAGCGCGTCGTCACGGCCGAGAAGTGGATCTCCGGATTCCCCGACTTCGAGGTCGACGTCGCCACGACTGCAGCGGAGACCGGCGCCGCGATCGAACTCATCGCGAGGGGCGTCACCTTCCCGGCGGGCTTCATGCGGCTCGTCAACGTCGACTACTACGTCGCCGGCAACGCCGCGGACGAGACGGGCTGGGCGCGACACACCGCGCTCGTGTCGGGTGGCTCGACGCCGATCGTTCGCGTCGTGACGGTGCCCGCGAGCACGCCCGTTCAGGTCGGCGGCAACACGCTGTCCGGCGTGGCTGGCGCAGGGTTCGCGTCTACCCCGGCCGTCACGGTCGTGGCTGGCGCGAGCACGGTGACGGTCAACGTCGTGTCGGCAGAGGCCGAGAACCTGAACTGGAGGGTGCAGGTCTCGCTCGGCAGGCTCGTCCCGCTGCGTATCCCCGCGAGCTGAACCCTTCCCTCCGCGGGCGGCGAGAGTTTCTGGCTTTCGCTCGTCGCCCGCGGTGGATCCTTCGCAAAGCCGCCGGAAAGCGAGGCCATCAAGTGGCTGACATGTACGACGAACTGTCCGAGCTCGATGACGAGATGGGCGAAGACATGGCCGCCGAAGGCGCCGCAGACGAGGCCGAGGCCATCGACGCCGAGTTCGCGATGCACGCCGCCGAGGCGGGCTTCGACACGCCCGAGAAGCAGAAGGCCCTCAAGGCTGCGATCGAGCGCTGCTACGCCATGAAGGACGAGGCCGCGGGCGAGGAAGAAGTCGCCGACGAAAACCTCGAGGAACTCGAGGACGAAGACCCGCTCGAAGCCTTCGCGTGAGGTGATTCATGGCGGTCACTCGCACGCTCGGGGCCATGCAAAACCGCGGGGCCAAGCTGGCCGACATCACGCTTGGTAGCGGAAGCAGTGCGCGCCACGAGACAACCGACGCCACGCTGTATCTGAACGACAGCTATCGGCAGCTGCTCACGCTGCTGACCACGCGCGGCTTTGATTTCGCCTTGACCGAGACCGCGCAGGCGCCGCTGCCGTCAACGCGCGCCGACACGAACGAGCAGTACTCGCTCATCGACTGGCCCAGCGGGGCCATCCTGCTCAAGCGGATCGACGTCTACAGCGACGGCAACTGGTTCGAGCTCGACCGGCGCGACTGGACCACGCTACGCAGCGAGTGGCGCTCGAGCGCGGCCATGGCGCGCCGCCCCGTCGTCTACGCGCCGAAGAGCCATGGCACGGTGAGCGGGGCCACCTTCACCGCCGGCAAGATCGCGCTGGCCCCGTTCTCTGCCAACGGCTCGTACAAGGTCACGTATCAGGCCGAGTGGGCCGACATCACGGACACGGCGCATGTCTTCCTGTTCCCCGACGAGCACTGCGTGCAGTGGGTGCTCTGGGATTTCGTCGTCAAGATCGCGGCGCGAGACCGGGACAACCGGAAGCGCCACGAGATCGCCATCACGGAGCGCGCTCACGCCGAGGCGCTGATCGGGCACTTCGTGCCGAACATCGTGCAGACCGGGCCCCAGACGATGGTCCGATCGCTCAACTACCACCGATGAAGGAGACACCCATGCTCACCCGCACCATGCTCGCCACCGCTCTCTGCCTCGCCACCGTCGCCTCGGGCTGCGGCTCAGCGCTCGTGCAGTGCAAGCTCGAAGCGGTCGAAAGGCTGCCCGATGACCCGCTCGCCGTGAACGGACACGACGTTTCGAACCTCATCGCGCGCCTGCAGAACTGCCGGGCCAGCGCCGCCGACGCGGGGGCCCGGTGAGTCCGCTCCCGCCCCGAGCGAAGCCGCGCGCGGTGCCGCAGGTTCCTCAGCAGCCATACCCGACGGCGTCCGACTACGAGCCCGAGGTCACCGTCGAGGAGCCGATACCGCTCACCTCCGACGAGGTGCCCACGATGCGCGATCTGAGCGAGCAGATCGGCGCGGTGAGTTCGCACCTGCAGGTCGTGCACAAGGAGGCCGCGCTGGCCCGCGTTGCCGCCAGTGCTGCTGCCGCCGCAGCGGAGTCCGCCCGCGGCGAGATCGCTGAGGTGCGCAGGCTGGTTGTCGGTGACCACGCGCCTCGCCTCACGGAGGTCGCAAAGCGCGTCGAGGACGTCGAGAAGCGCGTCCCGCTCACGATTCCACCGATGGCCAAGAAGGGCGGCGCGCTCGTCGGCGCAGCGGCCATCTACCCGCTGCTTGAGTGGCTGATTCCTCTCGCCCAGAAGTGGATCGAGTCGCGGTGACCTGGACCGGCGTCGCCAAGTTCCTCTGGGAACTGGGCAGCGAACTCTGGCACGAGCGCCAGCGGCGGAAAGCGCGCTCGCGCGCCGCGGAGCACTGGGCGACGACTTCAGCCCCAGCGCGCGCGTGCCCGCGGTGCCGCGAGATCGCCTACGTACCGGGCCAGACGACGTGCACCAAGTGCGGAGCCGCGCTGTGAAATTTACGGGCGTGCACCACGCCGTGCTGGTCTACCGCTCGATGGGCTTCCGCGTGGTGCCTCTGTACGGGGTCACCAACGGGCAGTGCGCGTGCGGCTCCTATCGCTGCAAGGAACGCGACGCGGGCAAGCACGAGCCGCCGGCGACCGACGGCGCCTGGAAGGATGGTGCCGAGCACGGCCCCGCCGACTTCGGCACCGAAGACAACGTTGCGCTCGCCATGGGCGCCTGGAATGGCTCCGCCGACTGGCTCGTCGCGCTCGACATCGACGGCCCGCTCGACCTGTCCGAAATCGGCTGGACGCTGCCGCCGACGCTGACGCAGCGGAGCCCACGTGGGCGGCACCTGGTGTTCTCCGTGCCCGCCTACACCCCGCTCGGCAACTGGGTCGACGCGCTCGAGACGAAGGCCAGCTTTGGTGCCTCGCTCGACCTCCGCTACGCGCGCGGCCGCATCGTTGCTGCGCCGAGCCGCAACGCCTTCGGTGCCTACGAGTGGGTCGACTTTCGGCCGCCAGCGCGGCTGCCGCAGGCAGCCATCGACGACATCCTCGACCGCCGTGCCGCGCGGGGCCTGCCCGTGGACACGGAATGGCGCCGCGGCAGCAAGCGGCCATGAGTTCCCATGGCGCAGAGGTTTCGCCCACCACGCGACGTCCCTGATATTGGGGCCACACCCGCTGAACAGGCGCGGTTCAAGGCGTGGCTGCGCACCGCGTTCGTCGAGCTCGCCGAGGACATCGCCGCGCTCGGTCGCATCGACGCTCAGACGGTTGTCGCCCAAGAGACCATCGACGTAGCCGAGGGCTCGCTCCGGCGCGTGACTCCGCCGTCGGGCGGCATGGCGGTCCGCGTCCCGCCGCCGCACCCAGGCAACGCGGGCGCGACGATCCGCCTCATGATCGAGGCGCCGGTCGGTGCGCTCACCATCGTGGCGCGGCCCGGCGTTGGCGACGATGGCAGAGTGTTCCAGCCCACGATCAACGGGCAGAGCGCGGCCACGTTTACGGCTTCTGGGCTCGTCGTGCTCACGTCGAACGGCGAGGACGACTGGAAGTCGGCGGCCGAGTTCGCCGCGGAGTCGCCGGCGAGCATCGTCATGCGCTCCGGAGGCTCCGCGCTCGACGCGGAGTACCTATTACGCACCGCAAACGCTCAACTGCCGAACGCGCGTGTCGCTGATGACTCGACCGAGATCGATATCAACTACTCGGCGCCGGCTCTCGTCAGTTGGTTCCTGAAGACTGCCAGCGTCGCATTCTCGAAGCTCGCCAATTTGACGGGGCTGAGCGTGCTCGGGCGCGCCGCCAACAGCGCCGGAGTCATGGCCGCCATTACGGCCACGGCGGGTCGCCAGGTGCTACGAAACAATGATGCTGGCACTCAGATCGAATGGGGCAACCCGATTGAGGCGCAGCTCGACGACGTCGACCAGGGCGACGTGCACACGATCAATAGGGAAGACGGACGCCTCAGTGTCGCGGGCGGGATCGCCACATTCGCGAAGCCGCAGTCGGTTTCGGATGCGCCGGCAGGAACCCAGAACAGCTACCCGCTGCCGGCCACGTTGAAGCATGGCGACATTCTGAGTTGGAACCTGTCTGGTGGAGCCGTCACGTTGAATGGGATCGACTCGACGGGTGTACCCGACGGCTTCGAGTTCACGCTAACTCAATCCAATGGCGGTCTACCTGACGGGAATCAGCTTACGGTTGTAGACGAGAGCGGATCCGCTGGCGCCGCTGGATATCGCATCGGCACGCCAGATAACATCTCCATGATCGTTGGCACGGCCGGCGCCATCCGTTTCCGTCGGTTGGGCGATCCTGCCACTGGTCGATGGTTTGCCGTCGAACGCGGTTTCCCGCGTTCGTCCACCAGTATCGTCTACGGAGGCACCAGCGGGCGCGAAGCGCAGCGCGCTGCACTGACAGGATTCGCCGCAGCTCCTCAGAACAGCAACGCGACAACGAGCGCGGAGCCGCTCGTAACATACAGCGCAAGCGCCAACATGAGTGCCGAGCGCGTGCTTACAACGAGCACATCAAACACAGTCGACGTTTCGGTTGCTGGACAGATTCAAGTGCGAAGCGCTGCAAAAACAGGCGCCATCTCGCAAGCCGCCAACTCAAACGCCACGCAGTTTGCTGGCATCCGCGACAACGGGTCGCTCGAAACAGCGCGTGGGTTCATCAACGTGCTGTCCACCAGCACCATCACCGCGCTGGGCACGCAAGACGCGGGCAACGATGAGATCGAGCTGACGTGGAACGTCAATCTGGCTGCTGCGTACGCTTGGACAGGCAGTCATACGATTGGCGGCTCGGCGAACTGGACGATGAATTCCACCGGTGACTACGCCGTCACGGCGGCAGTGGTGGGGTTGATTAGCAGTAGCACGATGGGGCTCGACGCCGTTGGGACATTGACGCTCGAGTCAGACTTGAACGTGCAGGTCAATGCCGACGCGCTGTATCTGTCGGGCGACGGATTCCTGGTGTTCGATTCCGCGCCTGCGTCGACGCCTAGCCTCGGGACGCAACAGGGCATGTTCTGGGTGTCTCCGTCGTCTGCATCGGCCGAAACGCTACCTAGGTTCACCGACTCCGCCAACTCCGACCGTCGCCTGCTTATGTCGTTCGACCAGTTCTCGTTATCCACAGCGACCGGCGCCATCGGGACGGCGGCGCTCGATGACGAGCACGATGTCTTTCGTTGGAGTGGCGGGGCCAACGCGGACATTGACGGATGGTCGGGAAACCTGTGGAACGGGCGAGTCCTGTGCATCAGGAATACAACCAACGCTTTCACGCTCACGGTCAACCATGCCGCAGCGGCTACTCCTGCGAACGGGGTCAGATGTCCAGGGAGCGCGGCATTCGCGCTTGGCCCCAACAGTAGCGTGCTAGCAATTTACGATACAACCACGTCGCGGTGGCACTTAGTGGCTTACTGATTGTGTGACTTCGGAGATTGGATCCAATGGCTCAGCGCAAACGCACCCGCCGCACACAGGAAGAGTACACGATGCCGATCAACGACGCGCTCGCGCTGCTGCTGCCTCAGCATGTGCCGCAGGACGGTGACACCTGGACGCTATTCGTGCGTGACGGCACCCTGGAGATGACGCTGACGCAAGCGCCAGAGGTGCTGACGGGCAGTTCACGGTAGCGCTTCGCCGGTGCCTGGATCGACGGTGTTGCAGTCGAGCGCGGTCACGTCGACGAGGCCAACTTCGCCGTACGTTCGCACCACCGCGTTCTCAGGATCGACGATGAGACTGAGCGATAGCGGAGCCCCATCCGCGTCCGTCCCGCCACGCGGGTCGAGCGTCGACCAATCGGTCAGAAAGCAAAGCCCGCCCGTATAGTAGGCGATGTCGACGACACGATCGCCGCGTCGCTCGACAGAGCAAATCCCGGAAACGTTGCCGTCGGAAAATGTGACGTGCTCGGCCTCCACGGACACGCGCACGTCGCCGCTCGAGTAGGAGCCGGCGCATTTGACGCTTGCGGTGACACGGACGCCATCGGCGCCGGGTGGGCCCGGGGCACCAGGTGGGCCGTCCGCGCCACGCTCACCGGGCGCGCCGGGGGCTCCAGTCTCGCCTCGCTCGCCAGAGCATCCAGCCACCATCAAAACGAGCAAAAACCGCCTCACCCGCGGCACTACGGACGCCGCACCGGCGTCTTTAGGCCCTCCGCCTCCGCGCCTAGTCCGATGGCCGGTTGCCTGCCAGCCGGTTCCGCGCTTCGCTCCGCGGATGCCTGCCGACACCCACGGCCCATTCCCCTTCGAGGCGGTTCGCGACCTGCTCGGGATCGCCCGAGCGCTCTACCGTGCCGCGGACGGTGAGCCCCAGCGCCAGGCCGAGCTGCAGCACATCGGGACGGGGCTGCGCGAGGCCCTCGAACTGGCGCGCAGCAGTGGCGAGGGCACGATGGGGCGCCGTGCCGCCTGGGCCAAGGCGGAGCGCGCCGCCAAGGCGCTCGGGGAGTTGGTCGCCGACGGATGCACCGTCGAGCCGCTGGTGCACGCCACGGCGGCGCGTCTGGCGCGTGGCCGGCGCACACGGGCGCGCAATCAGTGAGCAGTTCAGTGGTACGGCTATCCGAGTCCGTGGAATCGTCCCGCCGTGGCCGCCGTCACTCCCCCGATCGAGGGGCCATTCTTCGTCACCGAGCGCGCCGCGCGCGATTACGCCACGCTGATGCGCCTGGACGACCTCGAGCGCGCCCGGACAGAGCTCGCCCAGCTCGCGGCGCGGGCCCACCTGGTGAGGCGCCAGGCGAACGGGCTCGAGCTCTGGCGCGTCAAGGCATTCGACGGGCAGCGACTCCGCCTGCTCGTCGGCGAGCCCGCTGCGCGCTTCCCAGGCGCCAAACCGGCGCTGATCCAGGTGCTCGGCGAGTTCACGCGCGGGCCGAAAACGGCCCGGTGAGCGCGTGTGGCGGCCGGCGCCCGTCTGGGGTATTGTCCGGCCATGAAGATGGCACTTATCCTGCTAGCGATCGGGTGCGGGTCGGCTGCGGTCGCAGCGCCCAAATCTACCGAGTCCAGACCCGCTGAGAAAGGCTCGCCGTCGATGCTGGTGCTCGACAACGGGCCGCCGCCTTCACCAGCGAGCCTCGTTGCGCCTGGCGAGGACCTGGCCGAGTCGCAGGCGAGGCTCGATGAAGACCTGCGGCTAAACCCGCCTGGCCCCGCGCCAGCGACCTTCTGCGACGCGCCCGAGGACGACCCGCTGGCGCCGGCCGAGCCCGCAAAGACTTCGGCTCGGGCCCGCGCCAAGCCGAAGTCCGCGGTGTTACCTCACTGACCGGTCGGGATGAAGCAGCTCAGGTCGTTGTCGTGGATGTCGAGCGCATCGCCGCTCGCATCCATGTCGATGTCGTTGATGCTCTCGCGATGAAGCTGCGAAATACCCATCGACGTAGCCACCGTCTGCGCGCATGTCAGGCCGGCACGCATGACACCGAAGGTGATGTCGGCGTATTGGTCGTGGGCGAACGAGAACCCGTGCATCATCTCGTGCAACAGGATGTTGAAGATGCCTGAGCGACGAGGCAGGACTTGAGTCGTGCACGACAGGAAATTGAACAACCCTGACCAATTAACGCCGATGTCGACCTTGCTATAGGTGTACATCATGTCGGGGCGTTGAGTGTACTGCACGGGAGGAAAGGTGCTGCCTGGAAGGCCAGCGGTTTCGCATTCGTCGGTCCACTCGACGATCTCGCCCTGCACAGCGGTGGCGTAGCGCAGCATCAATGGGCCAGCAGCGCTGAAACGTGCTGCAGCGGAGGCCGGCACGGTCGAGTCGCATTTGACGATGACCTTCGCTTCCGAGACGTTGGTGGTTCTCGGGAAAGTCAGCAGCGTGTTGTTTTCGAGGTACGTGAACATCGCTTGGATCGCGATCCGAAAGTCTTCACGCTGGCTGCTGTTGTTGGGGCATGCCGTTTCGTCATAGTACCAGCGCCACCGACGTCCCGTGGTGCTCAGGTGGATGTAGGGCATCAGGCACGGGCGCCACTCGTTCGTCGTGAGATCTGGGCGCTGGAACAGAGACCCGCAGCGAGCGCCTGGGGTGCGAAGCGAGTTGGAGTCCAGAAAGTCCACGTGACTATCGATCTGGATGTCCAAAGCCTGGATGTGCCAGGCGTCGTCGCAATCGAGCCCGAAGTGGCTGCAGTGATCGGGCTTCCCGGGGGCATCGTTGATGCCGTCCTGGAACGCGAGTTCGCCGTGCAGCGCCCAGCCCGCCAGTGCGGGGAAAGAGTCGTTTGCCTTCTCGACTTCCCCCTCTTCTAGGGGCGGGTCAGCGTAGGGGTCATCTTCGTGCGTCCAGATCCTCTCTGGCGCGGGGCCAGGCGGGTTTAGCCGCAGGTCTTCATCGAGCCTCGCCTGCGACTCGGCCAGGTCCTCGCCAGGCGCAACGAGGCTCGCTGGTGAAGGCGGTAGCAGGATCTCATTGAGATCTGGGCGCTCCAGCACCGGCGGCTGCTCCGGTGAGTCGAGCAGCGTCTCGTCGTTGCTGCTGCAGCCCACCGTGAGCGCGAGCATCATCCAAATTCGCTTCATGGATTCGTTCCTTTCAGTCGGCGCGCGGGCGGCACTGCGCCACCCGCATCGCCTTTCAATGGCAGCGCTGCTCGCGTGCGGGTCCAAGCCGCGTGGTTCGCGAGTCAGCGCGATGTGCGCCCGATGGGGCGCGTGTTTCACTGATTCTGTGTGGGTTCCTCCTTTGCCTGGCCGCAGATGTGGTCGTCGCAGTGCTGCTCCAACCGGCTCCAGGTTACGCGCGACAGATCACCGCCAGGGTCCTCCATTTCGCGCCTGATGCCCTCCAGCAGCGCGAGCGCGGCCGCGAGCTGCCGCCGGAGCTCGAGCGCCTCATCGCATCCGCACGCATCGACCTCCGCGGGGCGCTCGCTGCGGTAGTCGGGCGCGGGCGCGATCAGGTAGTCGGGAATGGCGAAGCCCTGCGACTCGTAGTCGGGCTCGCGCTGGATCACGACCGTGCCGGGGCCGATCTGGCCAAACGACGGACACAGCGTGTTCTCGCCCTCGCGATGGCGCACCAGGCAGAGAGGGCAGAGCGGAGGCGTGCTGGGCTCCAGGGTGGCGCCACCCAGCGGCGCGATGACGGGGCGGAACGGGAGGCTCGCTAGCTCTGCCGCGTCCATTGGGCGGGGGCTGGGCAGGAGCGCCTCGAGCGCCGCGACACGCCTGCCAATGTCCTCTCGGATGGCCGTCTCGACGTCTGCGTTGCGGAAGAGCACGCGGTTCTCGTGCTCGAGCGCGTCGATCCGCTCGCGCAGCGGCTTGCCCTCGGCGGGGTAAACCAGTGCGTCCAGATCGTCGATGCGCCTACCCAACTCGACGGCGCGGTCATCAAGCGCAGTGGTCTGCTCGACCAACGCTGTGATGTTCCTGGCGCGTTCGTTCTCCAGCGCTGCAACGCGGCGCCGAATCTCCTCGAATTGCTCGAACATCGTCATCGCTTCACCTTCGTGCAGAGAACCTCTCTGATGAGTCGCGCCCACGCATGAGCCTTAAGCCGGTCCGTGGCCGGAAAGCGCATGATCCGCCACCCCAGCAACACGGCCGCGTTGTACTTCTCACACTCGTCTCTGACGGCCTTCACGCGGCTGTGACCGCCACCCTGCCCGTCGATCTCAATCGCCAGTTTCTGCGACGGGAAGGCAAAATCAAATCTCCAGCGCCGCGTCTCGTGAAAGCGATACTCGCGAACCAAATCCCAGCCCGGCACCGGGTTCGCGGCGAGCGCCTTGGCCAGGTACTCCTCGGCGAGGCTCTTCACCGCTCCCCCAGCGCGCTCGGGTCGAGCCGACCAAACCGCATGGCAAGAAAGCCGTACGCGCGCGGGTCACGGCCCGCGGCGCGCAACTCGCGGCAGAAGGTCTCGGTGTTGCCTCGGCACCGCATGGCCGTGTAGGTGTCGATCCCGGCGTCCCGAGCGGCGCGGTAGCGGCGGCGCTGAAGATCATTGAACTCCCTCGCCTGCTCTGGCGTGCGACGCGGCATCAGGCCACCTCCCGCCGCGCCACGAGGCCCGGTCGCAATGGCAGCGTTCGTCCAGCGGACAGGGCCCGCATCGCGTAGGCATGAGCTGCTGCGCTCCGGCACCAGAACCGCGCCTGACCGGCGGGCATCCCGGCGCTCTTCAGCTCGGCGTAGGCGGCGCGCCTGCGAGCGGCAGCCTCCGACTCCGACCTCGCCTTGCCCTCCGCCCCCATCAGGTCGGGGAACGCCTGCGGGTCCACGCCAGCGCCGCGCAGAGTTTCAAGGAAACGAGACCGACTGGTCCGGACCCGAGACGCGACGCGCCAGTCGATCCCGAGCCGGCGCATGAGCGCGTGACGTCCCCGCCAGAGCGCGCGCATGTTGGGCGTCGCGAAGCCGGTCATGGCTTCGCCTCCCGGCGCCCGCTGGGCGGAACCCAGGTCTGCGGCGGAATCACGGCGCGCTGGCACGTGTGGTTGGTCTCGATGCCTTCGAGGCAGCCCTTGCAGGTGCGCTGGCACGGGTGGTTGCTCTCGAATCCTTCGGCGCACCCGATGCACTCGGGCTGCTTCACCTTCCGCTCCGCTTTCTCGCGCTCGGTCGGGGCTGGGGCGGTGGTCTGCAGGAAGGCGCGGGTGTCGCTGACAACAGAAGCACTCCGACCGCCCACGTTGCGCGGCGGTGTGACGGCCATCCACCTGCCCAGCAACTCGGTCGCGGTGGAGAGGCGGGACTTGAGCGAACCGCACAGGTCGCGCATTCCAGCATCGGCGTCGTCTCCGTCCTGCAGCTCCGCTCGCAATCGCTCCAGCAACTCGGTCGTGGCGGAGAGGCGGGTGTTGGTGTCCCATAGGTCTCGGGCGAGACCTTGACACGTAGTCACCAACTCTTCTCTAGACATACTATCGAACTTAGTCGACATCGCGCCGCCTTCCGCAACCCTCGTTCGGCCGATGCGTGTAACAGCACTTGTCACACAGCTTCTGTTGGTTTGCCTCCAACCGCTCCACCTCCGTGCACAGGGCCTCGCAATCGCGACAGGGTTTCTCCAAGGCTTCGTTCGCAGCGTCGAGCAGTCCGGTGATGTGCTCCACCTCCGCGCGCAGTGCCTCCTGCGTCTCCAGCGACTCACCCAGCGCTTCGTACGCCTTGTGCAGCTCCGCGCGCAGGGCCGCGGCTTTGGATTCGGCCGCACTGCGCGTTGCCAGCAGCTCTTTATTTACCTGCCGCAGGCGTTCGTTCTGTTTAAACAATCCCTGCGCGTTCTCCAGCTCAATCTGCTGATGTGCCAAGTCGCGCTCGTTCAGCGCTTGCTCGTGTGCCCGCTCCGCCGCCTCGCACTTGGCTTTCCACTCGGCGCACTCGGATTCGGCGCGGTCGAATTGGTCGTGCAATGCCTTCAGATGAGCGTTTGCATCTGCTAGGTCCGCTTCCGCCGCTTCCGCCCGATTCATGAGAGTCGCTTGACCCATCGCCTCCAGGGCCTGCTCCAGCTCTTGTTCCGCGCACTGACGCGCCTCGTAGTGTACCTTCGCGCCAGCCTCCGCCGCCTCGCACTTGGCCTTGACCTCGGCGAGCTCGGATTCGGCGCGCTGCAGGTCCTCATCTGCCGCTGCCATGTAACTCTGATACTGGTCTGCGGCCTGGTGGTCTTTGAGGACTAACCTGCGAACAGCCTCTTCTCGGTCTTTGGCGTACCGCTCCGCCGCATCGGCGCGGGTGTTGGCTGCATGCAGCGACTCGGACACAGCGGCTAGGTCCTCCGACTGCATCCGGTTCATCGCCTCCAACTCCGCCACCCGGGCATTGGCTGCGTCCAACTCATCCTGAAGGCGGGTCACCTCGCAACCCAGCCCGATGCTGCGCGCCTCCAACTCCACCACCCGGGCGTTGGCTGCGTCCAAGAGAGACTCGGCCGCGCGGGCGTGTGATTCCAGCGCTCCGCACTCCGCCTCCAGCTCCGTCACCCGGGCGTCGCCCAGCGCCGTGATGTCTTCTCGGTCGCGCTCCAACTCCGCCACCCGGGCGTTTGCTGCGGCGAGGTCGCAGTGCAGCTTGGTCGGCCCCGTCTGGTCGGGCGCGCCATGGTATTCGTCGATGCGGGCCTTGGTCGGGCTCGGCCCCGTGTGCTTGGGTGAGCCGGAAGCCGGTGCGGCGGCGAGGGCGGCCTCGAAAGCGTCACACGTCGTCTTGGGCAGGTGGGCGAATGCGCGCGTTTCGTACCAGGCCCGCACCCGGTCGAGCGCCGCGGCGAGGGCTTCGCACTTGGCGTTTGCGGCGTCCAATTCGTCTCGCGTGTCGAGCCAGCGTGCGTTGGCTGCGTTTCGTTCTTTTTCTGCGGTCGCTATCTCCGCGGCCTGGGCGTCGCACTTGGCGGTCGCAGCGTCCAGCAGACGGAGGGCTTTGGCCTCCAACTGGTAGTCACCATCGCCGTCCGCCAGCGCTGCGCGCTCCTCGTCCGTCAGTTTCTCCGTGGTCATCGCTTCCTCCTAGCTCTCTCGCGAATCGCCTCGACCTCAGCCGGCAGGAACTTGGTCGCGATCATGTTGCGAGCGCAGAGCGCGTTGGCGCGCGCCAGCAGCCTCTGTGTCCTCGGCATCGGCACGCGCAGGGCCGGGTCGCCGCGGTCATCCTTCAGGTCACGGCGCTCGAGGTCACGGCAGAAGGCCTCGAGTGCCCGATCGAGAGTGGCGTAGTTCACGATCAGCCGTCCTCGCCCGGTTCGCGCGCGATCATCGTGTGCGCGGGCCGCCTGATGTTGTTTGGTGAGTTGGCGAGGTATCCGGCGCACCAGGCCAAGGCCTGAGACCTCTCGGTCTCGCTCCACGCCTCCACCGTTTCGCGCGCATCGAAATCCGGATCGTCCCACGCCGGGTCTATCTCCCGCAGCATCTGCACGAGGCGCCCGCCGTCCACACGCTTGGGCAGGTCCGCGGGGGCGGCGGCTGGCGCGGCAGCGGGCGGAGGGGGTGTCACCTCGCTGCTCTGCGCTGGGGCCGCCGCCCCCTTGGATGCAACGGGGCCATCATTCCCCGTTGACTGCTTTTTCTGCCCGCGCATCGCGACGCGGCGCCCGTCGGGTGTGCCCGCCGGGACGGGGCTCGGAGTCGGCTCGGCCGGGATGTCGCTCAGCAGCCCCACGATCTCGGGCGCGAACGACTCGGCTTGTGGTTGGTCGCGCTCGGTGGCCTCGTCTACGTCCTGGGCGAGCGCCATCTCAGCGCTCTTGGGGAGCCAAGTGAAGAGCCGTCGTATGGCCGTCTTTTGCGCCATCGCGTTGTAGTCGTTGACCCAGGGCCCGTTGTTCTTGGCCATGGATCGCGCGCGGTAGCTCTCGACGCGCTCCCGGGTCAGCACGGTAAAGACTGGCTCACCATCCGTCAGGCGAGCGACGCCATACACGTGCGTGAGCGGCCCCGGCTCGTCGCAGGGCCTGTGCTTCAGCCTCGGCTCCAGGCCGAGCTCATACTCGAACAGGTCCCCCTTGAACACAGGATGAGCGTAGATGGCCTTCACCATGCCGCTCCGGCGCGCCAGGTCCATCATGCCCTGATACCCAATGATCAGAGTGCAAACGTCATTGTATGGAACCAAGTAGGCCTGGCCCAGCGGAGTGTTGACCTCCAGCCCGAGTTGGCTCGCCTGCAACAGGCTCCCCAGGAACGATTGCGGCGTGCACTGGGCCAGCTTGTGGTTGGTTCGCACCGCGGTTAGCGCAATGCGCGCAATGCGCTCCGGCGAGATGTGGTTTGGCAGCGCCTGCGCGATTGCGGGCTTCATCTTTTCGAGCAGCGCGACCAGTTCCCCGCCGCGTTTCGCCAAGTCACTCATTTGGTTCCCTTTCATTCGGTGCCGCGAATGGTCCGAAGTGTTCGATCGCTGCCGCGTCATACGCGCGCGCAGCATCAGATTCGTCTTTGAAGTAGCCCAAATGGATGCGGGCTCCGTTGACCTTGATGGTGGCGCGCCAGCCGTTGTGATGTTGGCTCTTGGACACGCCCTTGAAGCGCGACGTTTTGTTCGGCCGCTTGCGAACCATGTTCTGGCTGTTCTGTCTCTTGGTTGCCAGGCGGATGTTCTCGCGCCGATTGTCCAAGCCGTCGCCGTTGATGTGATCCACGAACAAGTGTTTCGGGGCGCACACGATCTGTCGGTGCATCCAAACGATTCCATCGCTCGATCGGCGAAGCGCGTATGCGCGCTCGCCGTGAACCTGGACGCACCACTTCCACCGCCTCAATATCCGCCAGTCGTCGTCATCAACGACAGCGATGTACCCTTGGGTGAGAGGTATTGCTTTCACGCGCGCCTCTGAACCATCTTCTGGATCTCACGCACCTGAATGGCGCCCGCCGCCTCCAGTTTCGCTGTGAGCTGTCGCTTCTCCGCCGCAGCCTTGCCCTTCGGGGCCCGCTCGGCGACCACGTTTTCGGCCTTCGATGCGGTCATTTCGATGCACGCGGCCATGTCATCATCGCTGAATCCCGCATCCTGCAGGACCGGGAACGCCTTGATCGGATCAAGGTGGCGTCGCGGCTCCGTGACGATCGTCAGCCTGCGCCGACCGTCGCTGATCTCGCCCCCGTTCCTTATCACGTCGGCCTTCAGCGCGTCGAGCACGCGGTCGATCAATTTCGATGCAACACGAGCTTTCTCCACGAGATCGATCTTCGCCTCGTTGGTCCACGTCGCGATCGTCTCGCCATCCTCGGCGTAGCCGACCAGGTCACGGTCCGTGACGATCGCGAAGTCGCGACGCATCAGCGCGTTCGCGGCTGGGCACTCGTGTGAGCGGTCGCAATGCGCGCAGTGCGGACCGGGGCGGTACTCACCTGACCATGCGACGATCTCGTCGTCGATGCGCTGGCGCCAGGTGTCGAGCTCGGTGCGCTGCATGCTGTACCGCTCAATCTCCTGGTCGCGAATCCAAAGCACAGAGGCCTCGGCCCACAGCGCGGCGCGGTCGTCGAGCAGCGCGAGCGCGGCGTATCCGAGCAGCTGTTCACGGAATGACTTATCGACGCGGCCCCCTTTCCAGTCACCGACGTGCACACCGACGGGCCCGCGCCCGAGGATGTCGGCGTGCCCGGTCAGGATCCAGGCGTCGTCTTCGTGTTCGAGTTCAATCTCGGTGAGTGGCTCGGGGAAGCACTCGAGCACTCGCTTGTCCGACTCGGGAAGGTTCGATTCCCAGAGTTTCACACCCTGCGCGATGAGAATGCGCAGGTCCTTTTCTCCCACGCCGTGTTGGCGCGCGAGCGCGGGGATGCCGTCCCAGTCGGGCCAACCGCGCTCGACCAGCGTGGCCAATCCGGCGTGCGCGGCCGTGCCGAGTTCCGCGACATCGCTCGTGTCGTTGATCGGAAGTGTGCTCGGGCGCACTGAGCCCGGGCAGGTGAACGCGAGCGGAAGGGCAGAGCACCTCAACCGTAGCTTCTCATTCATCGAGGTCACCCTCCAAAATCTGTCGCGCCAAGCCCTCGGCGAGCAGCACCAGGGGCCAGCAAAAGATACTGAGCCCGAGCAGTACGATGCCGATGGCGAGAGCGGTCATGCCGCCCCCTTTGCCCTGGACGGGCGCACCCTAGCCGGGTCCAGTCGATCGCCATGCATCGCAGCTGCGCGAATCGCAGTGCCAGCGCTGGAACTCAGAATCGTCCCGCGCTCGATCCGCTCCTCGCCGGACCGCAACCCGCACCCGGAGCATCGTTCGCCGATCACGCGCCACGGCATGCTGCCGCAGAGGTCGCACAGGTGCTGACGCTGCCGCGGCTCGCCGTCATGGGCAGACTTGACCAGGTGCCGCATCGGCGAGGGCGACCGGAACTGGCGTCGGCGCTCCGCGGTGCGCCGGATGCGGCACTCGCTCAGGGGCTGCGCTGCTGGGTGCAGATGGTCAATCGAGCGCCCGCATCCGCACGAACAAACGCGGACCCCATCTTTGGGCCGCGTCATGACCCAGTCTCCAGGTATCGGGCGGCCATCATGACAGGCCTGCCGAATTCGTCCTCACCGACGCGCTCTTCGATGTCAACGAGATGCCAGCCGTCGCGCTGCTGGCGATCAAGCTCTGTCACGGCCTGCTCGAGCACCTCGGCGATCACCGGCGTGCTCGGCACGTAGGAGATGGGTCGATCGGAGTCGATCACGGCATCACCGCCCACAGCAGCAAACCACCCAGCACCACGGCTGCAGCGAACGAGATGGCGAACTCTGCCCAGTTCACGCGCTGCCGCCGCACGATCTGCGTGGTCACCTCGAGGCGGCAAGCCCGCGGGAGATCCGTCGGAGTCGGGCGCGACGGCCATGTGTCGCTCGGCTTGTTCAGCGGCACGAGGCGCGGACGGAGAGGGAATGGCTCGTGATCGAGCTCTGTCAGATTGCCAGGAGCGAGGCGGGGCAGTCCCGTAAGGGTCTTGTTCCGGTTCGGCGTCACTGGCCCACCTCCGCCTCGTAGCGAGCAGCCGCCGTCAGCAGACGCGCCGAGACGCGGTCACCGAGTTCGCTCGTGCCCTTGAGTTCACCGGCTGCGCGCCGCACCAGGGCCAGGAGGTCGTCGCGCGGCCCCGACAGCACCTCGTACGGGGCCAGGTTGAGCACGCCGGGTTCTGGCGCCGGGCGCTGGGCATCGATGTTGCTAGGTCTCATGACGTTAGCTCCACTTCGTGACCGTCATCGCGCACGACTACGACCCTCAGAACGTGGCCGCACGCGGCGGCGTATTGGCCCACTTGCTGCACAGCCCACGCCTCCAGCGGCGTCGATTCGAGAATGCGCAGGTTGGGCACGGTGAGCCCCATGCGGCTGGCAACCAGGCTCAGCGAGAGGCCGACCTTGGCCCTGAGATGTGCTGGCGTCATCACTCGTTCTCCGCGTCGGGCAACTCGGGATGACTCAGCGGCGCCGCGGGACACGCCTCGAACCCGAACGTCACCGCGAAGGCCGTCTCGATTTCCTCGTGCGCCTCGCCCGTGTAGTAGGGACGATGCCAGCCCGGCTTGGGCTGGAACGGGTCTAACTTTCGAAGCTTCGCCGCCAGGCGCTCTGCGGACTCTGGCTTGGCTTTCAACTCGGTGAGTTCGAGTGCGATCATGGTTCACTCCTCGCGCAGCACGGCTTGCTGCAGTGCAGCGGGTGGTTCGGGTGGCGCGAATCATCGCTGTCGACGCAGCCTGACTCGATGGCGTCGATCTCGGCGTCCGTCATTGTCATCCGCTGCGCCGCTGCCCTCAGGTCGGCAGCGCGAGCCAGCAGCGGGCTCGCCTCGGCCTCGTATTTGGCAGCTTGCGCGAGCAGGTCGGTGGCCTGAGTCTCAGGTGCCGGAGGCGGCGTGGTTGGCGCTGCGCGGCCGCGGTGGCCGAAGCAGCGCGGCGTGATGCTGGACGCCGGCTTGCGGCCGGTGTGCGCAGCGTACAGGTCAATGGTGATCTGGCTCATGACCACCCCAGAGCGCGATACGTCTCGTAGACCTGAGCCTTGGGCTCTTTGCGCGCATCGAGCCGGCGCTGCTCTTCGGCGCAGAACGCATTCCAGATCCGGACCAGTCGGCCGCGCTCTGCGCGTTGCTCTAGTGTGGCGGCGTCCTCCAGATCATCGATCTGGATCACCCGGCGGCGCGCTGCCTCTGCGGTCTTACGGTCGATCATTTGGGTTCCTCCAATGAAGCCTCGAGCCGGGACGGGCGGGTGTTGAAGTCATCTCGAGCCGCCCGCCCCGGGTGTTGACGGGTTCCGACTGACACATAAACTATGCACTGCATAGTCGCGTCACGCAAGCGCGCGGCGCCTAAATTCGTCATCCGAGCCTCGGTTCTGTCGCACCTGAACAGGGGACGCGTAGTAGGCGGCGATCCCAAACCACGATCACGATGCCGAAGGGCGGCGCCTTGCTCGTCGAGTTGCCGATGACCTCCCCTTGGTAGAGGAACGAGCGTCGGCCTGGGAGGAAGCGCACCTCCGGGCCGCCCGGGGCGCGTCCATCGCGGTACGGCTCGACGTAGCGCTGCCACGCCGGTTGTTCGGTGCGGTTCGCGGGCAACAGCATCACCCAGGTCGCCGCGTCGCCGTGCGCCTTGGCCATCCAGGGTTCGAGATCGCTGAAAGGCGGGTTGCACCAGATGACCTCGTCGGGCCCCCACGTCTGAGCCAGGCCGTCGTACCCGAGCGCCTCGGGGTCGCCCATCAGGGAGGTCGGGAAGAGTTGGCCCTGGCGAGCCTCGGCCGCCGTGTAGCCCGCCTTGGCGTAGTAGCGCCTGCACTTCGCGTTGTGCCTCGCCGCGGCGACGTCGAGGGTGAAGTGGAACTCTTCGTTGAGCGGGTCGAACACGTCCGGCGGCGTCTCGCGATCGTCCGTGGCATCGTCCACGCCCCGCTTCATGACCTGATGCGGGTGGTTGGTCGCCTTGAAGCCGGGGAACATCAGGACTCCTCCATCGCTATCTCGATCACGCGGCTCGTCCTCTCGCGGACCGCATGTACGCGCGCCGCAGGCGCAACGCGCCATCGCGAGTCACGTCGGTTCCGGTCGCGCGCTGCTTGCGTTGGAAGAGTGGACAGCGCCCTGCTGGCGGGCGCGGGCCCGCGAGGAAACGGATGATTCGCTCGATGTGCGCGAGAGTGAGTGGCTCCTTGCCGCGGGCGACTCGGCGAGCGTTGACTTGGGCGGCGAGGGTCATTGCAGCGCCCCTCCCTCCCAAAGCCTCGGCGTCAGCGTCTTGAGCAGATAGAGCGGATGCGCCGGGAACCCGCCCTTGGTCAGCTTGAGCGCGTGTACGCGGATGCCCTCCGTCTTGAGCATGCGTCGGAGTTCCCATGCATCGCGCTCGCGGATGTTGTTGCCCCAGCATGCGACGAACAGACCGCCCTCGCGTTTGATGATGGCATCGAAACACGCGACGCGGATCGCCAGGAAGTTGTCCTCTCCGCGCGGGTCGTCGACAGCCCAGAGGCCCTTGGGGTCGGTGCTGCGGTAGCCGTAGGCGTTCACCTTGACGTAGCGTCCGAATCCCCAGTCGCGCGCGAAGCCGAGTTCGCGGCGGATCGTGGGGTCGTCTTGCGTCTCGTCCGCGGTGCTGGGGTTGAGCCCGCAGAACACGACCGTGGGCTTGGTGGCGTCCCACTCGCGCCAGAGCGCGTAGCGATAGCGCCGGCACGGGCTGAATGTGGCACCGGTGAGCGTAAAGGACATGCGTCTCATTGCGACACTCCGCCCTTTGCCGCTGCCAGCAACTCGTCACGCTCGCGCTCGACTCGGCGGAGAATCTCGACGGTCTTGCGCAACTGAATGCGCTCATGCTCCAGGCACTTCTCGGCGAACTCTAGGCGCTCCCAGACGTCACCTTCAGGCTTTGGACCCCTGAATGACTGGATGGGCTGGTCGTCTTGGTACTGCTTGCGCCAGTTGCTCTCCCTAAGGGCCTTGAGGTACGGGATCTGTTCTCTAGCGCTCATATGCCTTCTCCCAAGTGCGTCGGCGCGCGCTTCATGGCGCAACTCCAAACCAGTAACCGATCACGACACCAGCGCAGAACATGCCGAGCACGAACCACTCATCGTGCTGGCGAGGCATCCGAAGCTTGAGCTTGGTCATCTTGCTCTCCAAGTCAGGGGAATCAACCCAGTGCATGTCAGCGACATGGCCGCGAATGTGAACGCTGCGACTGACCAGCCTGCGTGGCTCGCCCATGCGGCTGCGCCGGCGTACGCCCAAGCGCCGAGCCCGAGAATGGCGACTCGGTGCGCTGTCATCGCAGCGCCTCCTGGTAAGCCGCGTTGATGCGGGCCATCGTGGCGTTGTCGCCGCCGCGGTCCGGATGGTTGATGCGCGCGAGCTCGCGGTATCGCGCATCGACCTCGTGGCGCGCCACGCGACCAGAGAATCCCAGAACGGACCAGCAATCCGCGGCCTGCGGCAGGCGCGCGAAGCCCGCGAAGGCTCGCTCCAGCAGTTCGCTTGCGCCCGTGCGCTCGAGAGCACGCAGGCTCTCCACCGCGAGTCCGACAGCTCTGAGGTTCTCGCGCACCGTCTGCCAGGCGTCGCAGGCGCAAACGCGCGGCTTGCCGTTCTTGTCGGTCCAGTACGCGGCCACGCCCGGATCCTCGGGCTCCCGCTGTCCAGCCAGCGGCAAGCCGTCACGTCGCAGCGGTACGCTCGTCGAGATGACGACGTCTTTGGCGCGCATCAGCTTGAGCTGTCGCGCGAGTTCGTCCCGTGCGCGCAGGAACGTCACCTCGTACCGCGAGCGGTTGCGCGCGTACGCCTTGCGCCGCGGCCATCCATCGGGCCAGCAGAGCGGATATGCTTCGATCATCGCTCGCTCCTTTCGTGACGCGGAGGGAGGGCAGCGCCCCCGCATCGTTCCCGCTGCCCCGGGGTTGCTCCGAAAGAACGCGCGAACTCTCCGAGCGTGTCGGGGTCCAACCCGAGGCTGACGACGTGTCGCCGGAACTCAGAGATGTTCGATGCAAGCGATCTCGCCGCCGACCACTTGCATCCATGCGCTGCGGCCCAGTTGCGGCGCTGACGCCAACGCTGGTAGGCGGGCTTTTGGGAAGTCTTCACGCTACCTCCTTGGCAGCGCGCTGCTCGCGGTTGGGACACCACGGCATCGTGATGTGGTTGCGGGCGTAGTGAGCCCCGAGGCATGCCGGGCACGCGAGGCTCGGCAGCAGCGCCAAGCGGTCACAGCCGTGGCTGCACCACACCTGTCCCTTGTCGTCGACGAGGTGCCATTTGCGCGCGTAGGCGATCGCGGTGGTCTCTTGGACCGCGTCCAGCGCGTCTTTGAGCGTGGTTGTCATCGCTCCACCACGTTGTCGAGCACGCGCAGCCAATGCGCGGTGTTTGGCTTGGTCCACGGTTCCGGTTGTGCTGCCATCGCGTCGGCGAGCAGCCGACGCAGGATCTCGATCTCCTCACGCAGCGCCTGCTGCGTGTCGCCTTGCTGCTGTGCGAGCTTCAGCTCCTCGAGTCCAACGAGCATCACGACCTGCCTCCCCGCGGCCAGCGCACTCGCTGCTCCGGCGGCGCGAGGCGCTCGGAGAGCACCTTGCGCACGCGGGGAGTGGATGCCCACACGCCTGGGATGTGCACCCACCCCACGCCGTTCCAGCGCGAGATGGTGGCCACCCCGCGCATGTGCACGAGTTCTACCCAATAGAACCCTGGCACGCGCTTCACGACGCACCTCGCTGCGGGTGACAATCGACGAACGGGCCACCCATGCCCTCGTGTTCGATGATCCTCCGAACCGTGGCGGAGCCGATGTGACAGATGAGCTGGTGCGACTCCAGCCCGCTCGTCACCAGCGTTGGCTTGCACTCGCGGTATCGCGACGAGAGAATGAGCTGGATGAGCGTGGGCGACGCCGTCACGCCGACGTCATCGAGCACGATCCAGTCGGCCCGGTACGCGGTCTCGAGCAGCGCCGGAGTGCCGGTGCCGAGCTTGTAGCGACGCTCCGCATCCGTCAGTTCGAGCGCGTCGACCCAGCCCGTGCTGTACGGCTGCGACGCGCGATGCCGAGCGGCGCGCCAGCACCGCAGTGCCCATGCTGCAGCACTCGACTTGCCGCAGCCGGAGGGGCCGATGAAAAGCCCTCCGTACGCATCGGTGCGGCGGCGCTCGACTTCGGTCCTGAGCAGCGGATGGCACCGCGCCAGCAGCGATTGCGGCTGGCCCCGATACGCGCTGGGCATGTTCAGATCCGGCGCCAGCGGGCCCGGTCCTGCCGGCATGTCGTACTCGGGCGCGGGAGTGGCTGCGGCGGCTAGGAGCGCCAGGCGCAGCGGTTCACGCATCGGCGGGGTTGACGCTGGCGTTCCCAGCGCTTCGCGCTCATTGAGCGAACGTTCGATGTCTTCAGCGTTCATCGTATGACCTGTGCTTTCTCGAGGCCGGTCACGCCGGCATTGGGTTGGTTGGGGACGTCACGCCGATGGGGGCCCGCCCGCGCATGCCGCTTGGCGCTGTCGGTCTCGTTCCACGTGCGCCACTTGGGGAATTGGCGCCGGATGTAGTTCCGCAGCTCGCGGGCGAAGATGCCGCGTTGGCCCCCGATGGGGCCGCGCTTCAGGTCGTTGAAGCGGTCGTCGATGGTGATCGGCGGGACGCCGGCGGCGATCGCCTCGGAGCGGAGCTCGTCGTCGAGCTCGTAGTCCACAGGAATCTCTTTGAGGACCGCTGACGAGGTGTCGGGCGCAGCGGATGGCGCCTCATGGTGCAACGACGTTGCATCGGTGCGGGCGCGCTCAGTGGTAGTAGAGGGAGGGGAGGGGAGGGGAGGGGAGGGGACGTTTTCAGGGTCCGATCTGGTCGGGCGGACACTGATCGGCTCCTGATTGGTCACTGACGCGGTCAGACGCTTTCTATCTTCGTAATCTCGTTGAGCTTTGGCCTTGCGTTCGAGCTCTTGCTCGACCTTCTCCCGGCTTGGATTGCGCTTGAGGTAGCCGACGATCACGAGCTCGTCGCCGTCTCGGCGCGCCCTCGTCGAGGGCTCGACGAGGCCTCGACGGACCCCTGACGAGTCCTCGGCGGGGTCATACCAGGCCACCAACCTTGCCTCGACGAGGGCGCTGAGTGCCTTCGCCCTGGTCTTGCTCCCGTAGAGGCGAGCGACCTCTTCGACCATGTCTCCCGGGACCCTGCCGTCGCTGAGTCGACGCGAACTCCA